AAAACGATTTAAATAAAAAGGCCCTTGTCATATGACAAGGGTTTTCTTATATTCAGAAGGTCGGCTTTGGTTGCGTAAAATGCGATAATCTAGTTTGGATTTGAAAGTATGCGCCCCGCCTCCACCAGTCAAATCCAAACTGCATTCAATGGCAATGTAGTTATCAAATATAGTGATACTTCTAACATAACTCGAAATTATACTTTTCTTGACTAAGGGGTCTCCAGAACGGAGACCTTCTTTATCTTTTTTAACATAATTCCAGATCATCTTTTCGGTTAGTTCAAATTCGCTTTTATTTGAATTTATGGAGATAATCTTTAAGGTGTTGCTTTTTGCTTCTTCTAGTTCGCTCAAAGCGTTTTTCATAGATGGATTATAAAGACCGTCCGAGATTGCTTTTATCATATTTCCTATTTTTTCTTCGATTTTCTTTAATTCGGATTTGGCGTGTTCCAGTTCTAAAATATTGTTTTTGTTTTTCTCTTTATGCGCTAAATTTAAAATTGTTACGAGTTTTGGTATATTTTCCTCATTGAAAAGGTTGTCATCGAGATAATCCAGAACTTTAGTTTCAAGAAAATCTTTGTTTATGGCTTTCATATCACAAGTTTTTAGCCTTTTTCTAGTGTTGCACTCATAAAAGGCGTAAACCTCTTGATTACGTCCCCATCTAGCCCGATTACCCACCATAGTTCCACCGCATTTGCCGCAGGTTACTAACCCAGTAAGTAAATATACTTCCTTTGCTTTAGAAGCAGCCGGTGCTAGTTTGCGCTTGTCCATAATTTGTTTGGCTTGTTCGAATTGTTCTTTCGGGATAATAACCGGGATAGCATCGGGGATCTTGACAATTTGGTCATCATCTTTTAAGGCGTGGTTGTTTCTTTTCCCATTGGTTTTTGAAACGGTTTTATTATAGACATAGGTTCCGGTGTATTTCTCATTTCGCAAAATTTCATAAATTGATGTTTGCTGAAATGGTCTTTCCTTTTTTGTCTTATAATTGTTTTCGTTCAAATGCTTAATAATTGCCCCATAACTTTTTCCGGCTGTATACATCGAAAAGATAGTCTTGACAATATGAGCTTCAGATTCATTGATTTTGTATTTCCTTGATTCTCCGTCGAAAAATACGTCATATCCAAGCGGGGGAGTACCGCCCAGGTGCTTTGCTTTCTTCGCATGTTGCTTCATTTTGGTCTTAACTTCTATACTAAGGTTGGCACTATAATACTCATCTAACGCCTCATAAAGCCTCTCTAAAATGATTCCTTCCGGCCCGTCTCCAATCGGTTGAGTAACCGCTATAACCTTTACATTTCGTTTTCCTAATTCGTGTTTATAGACTACTGCGTCATAACTATTTCTAGCGAACCTGTTCGTTTTGTGGACTAATAAAAAATCCGGTGCAAATGCGCCAGATGTGATTTCAGAGGTCATTAATTTAAAGTTTGGGCGGTCATCGGTTGTTGCACTTTCGGCCCGGTCAACATACTCCTTGATTATCGTTATATTGTTTTTATCGGCGTATTGACGCACTACTTCTTGTTGTTCTTCTATGCTTTCCTCGTGTTGATTGCTAGAAGAAAAACGATAATAGGCTATGGCGTTCATTTTTTCTTAGCCTCCATAATTGTATTGTAGTAACTCTGCGCCAATTGAAGCATAGTTTTATATTCGCTTTCGCTTAGATTGGGATAGGCAGCTCTCATAAAACCAATACCTTCAATGACGTATTCCGGCAATTCTTCATCATCGGTAAACGAGAAGTTAAAAGAAGATTCTTCTGGGAAATAACCTGCAATTTTCATTAATTCTTCATAGCTTGAACCGATATGGGGAGCCATTGCGCGGAGGATAGCAGGCTGAACCTTTTGTCTCTTTCCGGATTCTATTTGCCATATTTCTGTATTACTGACCCCACTTAATTCTGCCAATTGTCTTTGTGATAAATCATGTGCTTCTCTTTTGGCTTTTATATATTCTGAAATGCTGGTGTTTTCATTCATAGTCATTACCCCCAAAGGATTTGTGATTATAATATACCCCAAATGTTATCAAATGTAAACACCTTTTTTATGTTAAAATATGTTGACAAACGATGACGCGATTGATATACTTATGTCATCGAACAAAAACACATACTAATTACATCGAGGACAAACACTCATAACGGATTGGGGGTGAAAGAATGGAACCGAACGTCGAGTACATAAAACAACTCATGGAAGAAAGGGATTTATCAATACGGGGATTAGCCAGAATAGCTGGCGTTTCTCCAACAGCAATCAGTAATTATTTTCAAGGAAAGCGAGGCGCAGGAAGAGTTTTGATTGATGGATTCATGCGAGCATTCCCGGATGTGTCGTTAAACAAGTTATTTTTTTTGCCAAATGTGTCATCGTTCAATGACAACAAACGGAAACGGAGGATTAAATAATGCCTTACGTTCATTCTGTCAAAATTGACCGCAAAACCGGGAAGATAATCAGCTGCGAAGTGAGACCAACAGAAGAACAGCCTAATCACGCTCCGTTAGCAAACTACTTGTTAGACCGGATGAAGCAATTAGGGATGATGCCAAATGCAGATAGTGAGGTGAAACATTGAAAGAGATTATCAAGGAAGAGTTCGGAGTAACAGAACAATGGAAACTAATAACCGGAACCAACGAAAGATACTCGATTTCAAATTTCGGTAGAGTCCGTAACGAACGAACTGGATTGATTTTGAAAAATCTTCTTTGCGGGATATCAGGTAATCAATATTATTATGTGGTTATTTATCACCACTCAAAGAGAAAGAACTATAAAATTCACCGACTGGTTGCAAAGCATTTCATTCCGAACCCAAATAACCTTTTAGAAGTAAACCACATCGACGGAAACAAGTTAAACAACAATGTTTCTAATTTGGAATGGTGTACGCACTCTTATAACAACAAACACGCTTATGCAATCGGATTAAGGAAGCCCAATGACAAAGTGAAGGGAGAAAACAACGGACGTTGCAAGTTATCAGAATCCGATGTAAAAGCGATCAAAGCTCTGTACATGATGAAAATGCACACCAAAGCAGAACTAGCCCGTTTGTATGAAGTTAATATTGTCACGATATGTGGCATTCTGAATGGACGTTTGTGGAGACATTTGCAGCTAGTTGATAATTAACCCAGTATTACAATCGAATTTCAAGCATCAAGCTGTTATCAGCTTAAATCTAAGGAGGACTGAAAAATGTTGAAATCTATCGACTATGTAGCAATTAGAACTAATTCCAAAGGAATTCCGGTATCAGCGCAATCCGGGACAATCATCGAATACAGTGACGAGAAAATTTTGCAACGGCTGGAACACCTCAAGAAACACTGCAATCAACTTAATTTCCATCCAACTGTTACGAATCGGACGGTAAAAACCCCTAAAGTAAGTACAAGAATCTAAGGAGGACTGAAAAATGAAACTATTCGCTACTCTGTTTTGGCTCTTGGCAATACTTAACAACGCCTATATCTTATATCGAATCCGCAAAGGTCACGAATACGACTTCAAAAGATGTGCGGTACTGGGCTGCAGAAATGAAATCATTTTATCAATCTTAGTCATTCTTTTATTAAATCAATAGGGAGGGTTAAAACAAATGAAAAGAATCGAAGCTTTTGAACCTATCAACCTAAAGGAGACCGAAACATTCGGAGCCGTCAGACGAATCGACGACCTCGGAAGAGTTGTACTGCCCAAAGATTTAAGGATGATATTGGGTATGTCTGAAGGTGATGCCCTTGAAATATTCGCAACTCGTTCCGGTCAAATCGTAATGCAAAAATATGAACCTATGATACGGATGGGGGAGGAAGTCAAATGAAAGAAATCTTAGCAACGTTATTGGCAATCATCTTATTAATTGTTTTGGGCTGGGGTTTGGTAGTAAATGACTTCTTTATGACAAAAACATTTGCTCCAAAGTATGAACAGGTTCGGCGGGAAGTTTTCGAGCAATCCAAAGCTTACAATCAGGGAATGATTCAAGAACTTCAAAACATGCAATTTGAGTACATCAAAGCAGACGACAACCACAAACAGGCTTTAGCTTCAATTATCTTACACAGAGCAGCGGACTTCGACGAAAACAAATTACCTTATGATTTAAAACAATTTATTCAAAATTTAAGGAGTGAAGTGAAATGAAAAAAATGATTATTTTGGTGGTTTTGGTTATCACATCGAGTTTATTGGTTAGTGGATGTGTTGACGGAATAGAACAAAGCAGCGATGAAGTTCAACAAGCTCAGCAAGAAAACATCCTCAAAGAAGGCACTTCGGCGGTAGGTATGCCAGCAATCAAGAATTTCCGCGAACGTCGATTGCTAAAAGAAATCCTAGAGTTACGCGACCAAGAGGGGCTTGTGACTTATACCTACATTATGAATGAGTTGAGTGGCAAACTGATTTACTTAGGCGAAACGATTGGTTACGGCATTCCATACGCAACCCAATTTACTAACCCTGAAAAAGAAGTGTATGAAGGTGGTTACAATAGTGGATTCGGGAGTTTGCCCCAAGCCGACCCCAATGGTTTATATTCTCCCCAATCCGCTGAAGGAACTTGGGTATTGCTTAAAAACCCCAACGGCGGCGAAGTGAAACCGGTTTATGTAGAACCTCGGATTATCGTATCTCCTTTCAAATTGAATTTATAAAGGAGGTCTCCAAATGACCACTACAACCGCATTGCTATTACAAACCTTCGGAGTCGTTCTTGCCTTAATTATCATCTGCGAATTAGCCCACAATTTAGTTCAGAGAATCAAAATTTAAGGAGGGTGTTATGGCAAATCTCTTTAAACCCGTCGAGAAAAAGACCAAAGAAAAATTCTTTATCCTTGAGATTTACGAAGACGGAAAGTGCCAAATTTCAGATGGTGGTTTTTCGACTAACGATATAATCGCGTTTCTCGATAACATTAAACTTCAATATCAGCTTGAAAATTTAAAACAATAGGAGGGGTTCAAATGGACAAATCTTTATGGAAATTTTATTGGGATTGCGGACGGTCTGGAGAAGTTGAAGGGCTTTTTACAGCGACGGAAGACGAGGTAAAGGAAATTATCGGCAAAAATGCTTATTTTGGAGAAATTCTTGGCAAACACAGCGATGTATACGGAACAATCGAAGAGAACGAAGTCGCCAAAATAGATATAAACCCCGAGATTGTGAAAGTCATAACTGAAAAACTAGGCAAAACATGGTGTGGTTACAATCCACTTGATTACGTTCAATATGAATGTTCCGTATGCGGCGAAAGTCTCCCTATTGGTGAGTTTGATAAAGAAATTGGAAAGTGTACTTATTGCAAAAGAAAAAGTTAAAGGAGGGTTCGCAATGCTATCATCTTCAGACCGCAGTATCCCAGCAGGCAAGATTGAAAGAATGGTAGCAAGGAAGCGCAACAGATATATTAAAAGCTTTAACACCAACGGTTGGGATGGATGGAACAAAATCGGTAAACAATGGCGGGAAATGACGAAAGGAGCAATGTTAAATGATTGATAAATTCAAAGTTTTGGAATCGACTTTAAAAGGTGCAAACAAGGCTTGGGGAACGGTTTATAAGGTGATTGACGGTAATTTGTATTGCTACGCTAAACCAATCTGCCGGATTGAAGATTTACAGAAGGTTTTCCTTGATGACGATGCGGTTATTCTGGATTTCGAAGATGACAACAAATTGTTTCTGACTGCAAAAGGGTACTACTTCGAAAGCGAAGGGAAAGAGGCGGTGTCGATATGAAACCGAAGCTTCAAAGCTCGAAAGGCAAGAGGTTTTTGGTTGGCAGGAAAATCACCTTCGACGACATCTTTAAAATCGGCAGAAACGCCTATCTCATCATGTTGGCGGTAGCTTTCGCGGAGGTGTTGGTTAGATGAAACGCATTGAGTTTGAAGTGATTGGAACTCTGGTGATATTGGGATTTTGGTTAGCAATGTTTTACGCAGCGATATATTTAGCAGCCGGGATGGTGGCGAGATGAAATGCATTCGTTGCGGTATCGAAACCAAAGATGTTATGTGCAGTAAATGTCTTGAAAGACACCAGAAACAATTTGAGAAGGGGGATAAGAAATGACAGACTTTAGCAAAAATGACTTTAGCAAGGCAAAGGTCGGGGATAGGGTATGGCATTTTTCTTTCGGGTGGGGAGAAGTCAAAAACATCAGTAAAGAAATGGGCGTTTTAGTTAGCTTTGATTCTGAGCCTTTCGAAAATTGCACCTGGTTCCTATTTGATGGTAGGTTTACCTGTAACGACGTTTTGCCATCTCTTTTCTGGAACGAAATCCAATTCGAGATTCCACCAATGCCGAAACGGAAGGTTAAGAAAACAATTGAACGGTGGATTAATATTTACTCACATGGTAAAGCGGGGGATTACTGCCACAAGACTAAAGAAAGCGCAGAACAGGGCGCGACGAGCGAGGGCGCAATACAAGTCAAATTAACCGGCGAATACGAAGTGGAGGAAGGGGAATGAAATGCTTAAAAAGTTGTATATCGCTTTTACTACTGCTTGCACTGTTATTTTCATCTTGCTGCTATGGTCAGGTAACATTGAGCAACAAACAGGCAAAGAAGCTAACACAGAACTTAATCAAGCTTGCAGTAAACTCCAACAAGTTAGTAACCGATTTGGAAACATCCAAAGTGGACTTGAAGAAATCGCGGACAGTCTTGGACTCTTTGGAAAGAGAATCGGTGAGATTAAAGATGCAAGTAGCGCAACAATCAACAGAATTAAAATGGAGCAAAGAAGAGTTAAGGATAATTTACAAATTATTGCAGATTGCCAACAGATCCTTGAAAGTAGCAAACCAAAAAATTAAAAGATTGGAGCGAGAAAAATGGATTTTCGGTAGTGTCGGTGTTGCGGTAGGAATGACGGTCAGACAATTGATAAGAATCGTGGGGGCGATGTTATGAATGAAGTTGTAGGAACGCTGGCATCCGTTATCTTAGCAAAACGGTTGCGGGTATTAAGTCCAAGTTGGCGCGATAAAGAAGTTAAAGCATCGTGGGATAAAGACGGAGTTTTCAATATTGAGTCAACATCAGATGGCAAAATCGTTTACAGTGGGCGTTTAATCAAAAGACCAATTTGGTCAGACGAGGTATTTAGCTTCAGAACACGACACCTAATGTTATTCATTGCAACTAAATAAAAAAGACCGCTTAGAAAGCGGCAAAAGAAAAATATCAAAGGTAGTTAAAATATAGCAAAAAGTGAGGGAATTGTCAAATGAGCGATTTATCAATCCAAGTGAGTCAAGAACTTATCCGGCCTATTATCGAGGCTAAAATACAAGCGGCTATTGTTTGTGAACTAGAGAAAGAAAGGAACTTAATTCCTCAAATGGTGCAGGCTGCGTTAAACACGAAGGTTGATTGCAAGGGAAACGTGAGCAGTTACTCAAGCGATAACAAATATACTTACATTGAACGGCTTTGCAACGAGGCAATACAGAAAACAGCGAAAGAATCCTTGAAAGATTATTTAGAAGAGAACATACCAAACCTCAAAAAAGAACTTAAAATTCAACTCGAAAAACAATCCAACAACATGGCAGAAGTTTTTATCAAAGGAGTTATTGACTGCCTAGAATCAAACTGGCGCTTTGACTGTCATGTAAATCTTAGCAATCCAAAAGAATAAGGAGGCCTTGTCAAATGAACACATTAAAAAAATTCTTAAACTGGAGAAATTTAATAGCTTTTGTTGTTGCTTTCCTGGTAATGGATTGCTGGGAAAGATATATCGGAAAAACTTACACAGATGGTCTGGTAGCCATGGTAGTTTCCGCTTTCTTGATTCGGATCATCTTGGCAATTCGGGTACAACGTAATACGAACAGGGAGGAAGAAGATGGGTGTTAACATACAAGTCATAGCTTCAAAATGTGAATCGACTTATTGGGGCAACAACATGACCGAATATCGCTTGTGTGACGTGGAGTTAGAAAGGTTGCTTGATGACATCGGGCCAGAAGCGGTTATGAAACACTTCGGTCTAGTGCCAGAAAAGGAAGATTACGGAGTGAGGAATGATGATTTTGGAGGGGATAAGTGATGAAATTATATGAACTTACGCAAAATTACCGGAACTTAATAGACCTTTTAGAAGATGAGTCGATTCCGGTAGATGAGATTATGAAGGGCATTCAACAGGTCGATGGAGAGATAGTTATCAAAGCCTCAGAAATGGCTAAATTGCTTAAAAATATCGATGCCGATATTACAGCTTTCAAAGCAGAGGAAACCCGATTAAAGAACAAACGGCAGACCCTTGAACGGAAATACGATGGTATTAAAGACTATCTCGAAGAAGAGTTAAAAAAAACTGGTATCAAGAAGATTGACGGAGTTGTGCCATTGAGTTTCCGAAAAGCTCCAGCTAGCGTGAACGTAATTGATGAAAATGAAATCCCTTGTGTTTACTTCAGACCAAAAGAGTATGAGCTGGATAAAAAGAGTATACTGCAGGATTTGAAAAACGGCGAAACAGTTCCCGGTGTCGAGTTGGTAACGGATAAAGAATATCTGAAGATTGGGTAGGTGATAATCATGGATTGGTCAACGATACAAGGAAAGCTCAAAGAACCGTTTAGACCGGATGAAATCGAATGGAGAGTTGGTTCCACCAACGGAGATAAAACCAAAGGTTTAGCATTAGCCTACGTAACAAACAGGGCAATTCAAGATAGATTAGATGATGTTTTCGGTCCATCAAATTGGCAAAACGAATTCAGACCTTGGAAAAGTGATAGTCAAATTTGTGGGATTAGTGTTTGGGACGATGATAAACAGCAATGGATTACCAAATGGGACGGAGCTGACGACAGCCAGACGGAGGCGATCAAGGGCGGGCTATCGGACTCCATGAAGCGGTCAGCTTATCAATGGGGGATAGGCAGATATCTTTATAAATTACCACAGACATGGGTAGCAATTGAGGCTTGCGGCAAGAGTTATAGATTGAAAGAAACTCCAAAATTACCGCTTTGGGCATTGCCGAAAGATTATAAGACTGATTGCAAGCAAACCACTTCCGAACAATCTAATCCGGCTGAAGAATATCAAGCAGAAGATTTAAACACTTCACCCGCTCCGGTTCCTGAGAAACACTTATGCAAAGCCTGCGGCAAAGATACTCCTGCAAAAGTCTTTAACTATCACAATCTCGGGCTTTGTTACAAATGTCAACAAGATTTAAAAAATAAATAATTAAATTTCATCCCTCCGGTGGGCAACTGCCGGAGGGGAAGGAGGGAACAATGAGTTTGATTTTTGCAATTCTAATAATGCTTTTTATTGGTTTCTCGATCCTCGCAATAACAAGCGATAAAAAGGAATGGAATCGTGGGAAATGCCCTGTTTGTGACTTGAAATGGCGATTGTTTGATGTGGATAGTCAAGGTGGCAGAGGTTACACATGTGATAAATGTGATAAAACAATATGGATTTCCTATCCGGTAGACAAGGAGGTCAAATAATGGCACTACTTGGATGGATAGTTTTGATTTTCTATGTTATTTACTCAAGTTTGATTATATATAACGCAACAGAAAAAAGAGATAAAGAACTGTATAAATACAAATTAGCCTTATTTTTAGTTAAAAAGGATTATCCCGAATCAAATTACTTGGAAAAAGCCAAACGGACAATCGAGGGATGGAATAAGGAGGCCAAACAATGAACCAAACAATGAAAACTTGTTACAATTGCCGGTTCTGTGATACCAAATGCAACGATTGTAAATCGGAACTTCTTGAATATTGGCAACCTAGTTACACGATTTTAAAATTCCAAAACACCGAACTAATCCACCTCTTGAAAGAAATTAAAGGTTCCTATCATGGATTATTTTGCAGCTACAACGAATGCGAGGGTACTTGCAAGAAGATTAATGAAGTGTTGGGGGGGTTAAGGGATGAGAACTTATCAAGGTAATCCAAAACAAGAACAAACAAACGGCAAAAAGTTTATATCAGCCGGTTATGCTACGCAACCCAAAGTCGGAGATTATTATGTAAGCCTTTATAACGGTGATGTTTGTTTATGTGAGAACGAGAATTTTCCTGAAGATACTTTCCCACGCATTATATGTAAACCTTACATTTCTTTGTGGAAAAAAGTCCTTGGTTTAGGGAGGGTTAAGGGATGACGGATAAAAAGTGCGTTCATTGTATAAATTTCAGACCGCATCCAATCGATGATACAAAATTTCTTTGTGATAATACTGATGAATGTATAAATCAAAATTTGTTTAGACCAAGTTATTGGTTTTTGCTAGATGAAAACGCGGAGTTGAAAAAGGCTTTGAAATGGGCAATGGATTATGTTGCAGGTATCGGCAGCTGTGGGAATTGCCCTTTACCTAAAAACAAATGCACCAATCACGGTTGGGATTGTAAATCGCTTTTAGTTTCATACTGCGCCGAACTTTCCACCGCCGCGCAAGAATCGGTTTGGGTGAGGGAGGATGGGAAATGAAAGGAGCATATAAGCACGACTATTCTGGAAGTTGTTGCCCGAAAAATGGGTATGGAAGGCTTTGTGGTCAGAATACTTTCTCAGTCGGGATATTTCAATGGCTCCCGAAGTCGAAAGATGGATTGAAAAAGTCGGCTGTAAAAGTTAGGGTTTATGGATATGTGTCTAACCCTGAACCGGTTTATGAAATGGCTTACTCTATTTGCGAGGCGCTTGATGCCGGGATATACAACGGTACAAAAACGGTAAAAATGAAACCACAGGGATGGTGATGGGATGACAACCTTAGAACGAGCTTTTGAAATGATGAGCGAATCGATATTGATTCAAATTAAGGATAAAGCAGATCGCAAACGAATTGCGGAAGAATTGAGAGAGTATTTTTTGAAAAAGGCCGAGAAGGAAGGGGGTCACGCGATTGAATGAAGCCAGAAGGCGGTTGGGTAAAACTTTACCGAAAAATTTTAGACAATTCCCTTTGGAATGAAAAGCGAGTCTTTAGCAAGGCTGAAGCATGGATCGACATCATACTAAACGCCAATCACAAAGATAATAAAATTTTAATCGATGGCGAGTTGATTGCGGTAGAAAAAGGTCAATGGTTGACATCTGAAATAAAACTTTCAAACCGGTGGAATTGGAGTAGAAGCAAAGTTCGGCGTTTTCTCGATGTACTTTCCATGGAAAAAATGTGTATCAAAAACGGTACAACGAAGTATACAACGCTAACCGTTGTCAATTATGGGTTTTATCAAGGTGGCGATACAACGGTCGAGACAACAGACGATACAACAGAAAGACAGCAGACGATACAACAGACGATACACAAACAAGAATGTAAGAAAGTAAAGAATGAAAATAAAAAAGATATGTCTTATTCCCCTGACTTTGAATCATTCTGGAAAGAGTATCCCAACAAGAAGGGAAAGTCGGCAGCATTTCGATGTTGGAATACGAGATTAAAGGAAGATTATTCTCCAGTTGATATGATTCAAGCGGCTAAGAATTACGCGATAGAAAAGAAGGGCTCCGAGACAAAATTTATCAAACATGGAGCGACATTCTTAGGGCCCGACAAACCTTTCGAGGATTACATCAATACAAACCAAATCCCAATGTTCGAAGTTGACCCGGGCAGAGAACGGGCTAAGCTTCTGGAGGATTCGCTATGAAACTGACTTTCAACGAACAAGCAGAAAACGCAGTAATAGGCAGTGTTCTTTTGGGCGGGCTCCCGACACTTGACGAAGCCCGGGAAATTCTTAAGGAAGAAGATTTCTTTCAATCCCGGGCCCGGGAAATATGGAAAGCATGCATTGCCCTATCGGATAACAAAACGCCTTTTGATTTCTTAACCGTTAACGACGCGATAAAAGGCAAAGCTGGAATCGATATGGCCTATCTGCTGAAAATGAGTAACACGACTCCTAATTATGAAGCAGTAAGTTATTACGCCAAAATTGTCAAAGACCAATCTCTTACCCGGGCGAAGTTGCATTTAATTGAAAAACAGCAAAAAGAGCTTGAAGAAGGGCGAGACCCAAGAGAAGTTATTTCCCGGGGGATGTTAGAAGATGCAGCGATTATGGAATCGGAACAGAAAACCGGAATCAAGAAGGCCGGGGAGTTAGCAAGAGAAGTGTATAACGGGCTCGATGCAAAAATGGTTGAAACCACTGTGCAAATTATAAAAAGCGGGTTTGAAAGTTATGATGCCATAACCGGAGGCTTTCGAGACGCAAGCATTAACGTGATTGCAGGTCGCCCGGGAGCCGGGAAAACCACTTGGGCCCTTAATGCCTTAATCAACCAGACGGAATCGGTTTATATCGCCTCCTTAGAAATGACCGCAGAAGAATTAACCGCTAAAATGATGGCAGCAACAGCAGGAATCAATTCGAAACATTTGGATTATCCAAGGTTAATGAAAAATAATGAATGGCCTTTGCTGACATATGCAACCAACAAAATAACAGACAAACAAATTTTCATTGATGAATCAATTGACATGAAAGCTTCACAAATATGGGTAAGGCTAAGACGGTTAAAAGCTCAAAACGATATTAAACTTGCAATGATTGACTATCTTCAATTGGTGGAGCCCGAAAGAAATTTAAATCGAAGAGATTTGGAAGTTACCGAAACCCTTCGAATTTTTAGGAAGATTGCCCGGGACTTGAAAATTCCAATCATTTTATTGTGCCAATTAAACCGGAATGTTGAGGGCAGAAAATCAAACAAACCAATGCTTTCGGACCTTAAAGAATCTGGCTCCATCGAGCAGGACGCAACAACGGTATTTTTCCTTTATCAAGAAGATAATTACAAAACTAACGATTTAAATGAGCAGATCATTCAGGGGAATGTTGCTAAAAATCGATTTGGGCCCAATGATGTAACGTTTGATTTAAAGTTTAAGAAAGCTCAATCGAAATTTGAAGATTTTAAGAAGAGATAGGGAGCGTGATTATATAATGGTTAAAAAATTTACAATCAATGCGATTAATGCAATCAATAAAGCTATTTGCGATTGTGGCAGCACTGAATTGTTTAAAGTTTCGGAAAAATTGGAGGAAAATATGGAAAGGAGAGTCGTTAAAGAAAACCGAGAACTTTCTACCGATACTGAAAAAATTGGCGATATGATTGATAAAAAACTCAAGAAGATGGGTTTGAAAACAATTTTGGATGTTAGAGCGGCAATTTTGAAAGTGGAGAGGGTGAGGATTTGAATTACATAAAACGTTCAGCAAAACACTTTGGAATGACCGTTGAAGAATACTTGGATAAAATCAACAATAACAAACGCAGGTGTCGAGTGTGCAAACAGTGGCTTGATATGAGCGAGTTTTATAAAAGCGAGAAAGACGCCGGAAACAAGAAGTATGAGTGTAAAAAATGTTTCATGGCAGATGTTTTGAGTAGAAAAGACAAATTGCAGGTGGAGAGGGTGAGGATGTGAGATCCAAGCAGATTAAAATTGTCGGATGTGATATGACACAATGCCCATGCCGAAAATGTTTTTCTGCAAAAAAGTGTTATGAGTGCGAAAACGAAAAATGCGAACATTACGGCAAGAAGATTTGCACAGTTAAAACAATTGATGATTGGCGAAAAGATGTACCAATTGAGGAAACCAGAGCGCATAAGGCCAAAACGGTGAGGGAGAAGATTGAGCAAGAGAAAGAAACGGCAATGCTTTTTGGATGAACCTAGAAAGCCCTGCAATGCGTTTTAAGCCCGATTAATTTTCAAAGGATTAAATACTTGAAATCATACATAGACCCGTCTTAAAAACGAAATTAGACACGTTTAAGACGATTCTGAGAAGAAAGACGGGTTTGGTTTTGCAAAGGGTCATAACACCCCAAAATATCATACCAAAAAATAGTGTCGAAAAATGTCGAAAGAAGGGGACGAGATGGAAATTAAGTTTCGCGGTAAATGCTTAGGCAATGGTGAGTGGGTGTATGGTGACAAAACCGAAACGCCCAATGGAAAAGTTTTTATCGTTAAAACCGCTTGGAGTGTAGAACATAATTATTTATATATTTATCGTTCGTGGGAAGTAGACCCCAAAACCGTAGGAATAGCGAGCACCAAAAAAGACAATTACAACGGTCAACATTGTGCTTTGTTATGGCAAGGGGATATAGTGAGGAATGATTTTGTTGGTGATTTGTGGGAGGTAATTTTTACCGGAACCAAATTTGTTCTTGGTTTAATTCCGAATTCAGGTCTTATAAAACACCCGATAACCTACCCAATGTATGTACATTTAATGGATTTAGATGATATGCCTGAATGTTTTCATAAAATCGGCAACATATGGGAGGTTCCTAAATGAGAACCATAACATTATCAAACAATCGTAAACCATACGAAGAAGCACGATTGAAGAAATATGCAAAGATAGAAGCGAATTTAATCAAGGAGAGGAGGGGGAAGGATGCAAAAGTATCACAATGTCAAAACGGTTGTGGACGGAATTAAATTTGACTCAAGAAAAGAGGCAAACAGATATTGTGAATTGAAATTGCTCGAAAAAGCTGGGGAAATAAGGGAATTAACTTTGCAGGAATCGTGGGTGTTGATACCGGCATTTACCAAGGATGGTAAACATTATCGAGCGATATATTATGTGTCAGATTTTAGTTATTACGACAAGGATGATAAATACATAGTAGAAGATGTGAAAGGTTTTAAAACAGCAGTATTTCAGTTAAAAAGGAAAATGTTTGAGTATAAATACCCTAATTTGACATTGAAATTGATATAAGGAGATGGGGAAATGAAACGTGATGCTCAGAAAGATTTGGAATTATGCCAAAAGGCAACGCCGGGGCCGTGGGAATTTAAACAAGAAGATGATTGGGGGGTGGACGTCGGACACATCGAAAACGAAAAGAAAGTTATTTGTGATTTTGGAGATGCTACGCAATTCTACCCAGTGAGCGGAGAAGCCCCAGAAGAAGCTGATTTAAAATTTATATTAGAATCCCGCGAAGCATTGCCGTATTGGATAAATCGGGCGATTGAAGCGGAGAAGTTACTCCTGGAATTCGCCTATGTTAATCCTGATGATAGTTTATCTGATAGATGCGATAAAGCTTTGAAGGTTCAAGAGTTTATGAGAGAACGGGGATATGATTTTAAAGTGCAAAACGGAGGTGGGCAGGAGTGACGAAACAAACCAGACAAACAGTATATGACAAATATAATGGTCGTTGTGCCTACTGCGGCAAGGAAATCGAAATCAACGATATGCAGGTTGACCATATTATTCCTCAACGTCCTTGGAAAGGCGAATACGGTACAGATGATTTAGAAAATTTGAACCCTGCTTGCCGCCGGTGTAATCATTACAAAAGGGCGAATAGTCTTGATACGTTTAGAGAAATGTTAATGACCATACAAGACCGGATAATGCAAAACTATATTTGCAAGGTTGCGAAAGATTACGGGGTTGTCAAAATTCAAGAATGGGACGGGAAATTTTATTTTGAAAGAGGTGGGCAGGGATGAAACAATACATATGTGACATTTGCCAAAAGACGAGTGATAAACCACAGGTAATTTGGGATTACGGGAAAGAAAAGCACTTTTGTAGCTTTGAATGTTGCAAGGAATGGCTTGAAATGCAGATTGCAAAAGTGAAGCAAGACCGGGAACCGTTTGAGTTTTTGAGGGATGAAGTTGGAATGACGGATTAACAAGGAGGGGTGAGGGATGAAATTCAGAAAGAAACCTGTAGTGATTGAAGCTGAAGTTTATAGGGATGGTCTAGAAGATGGGTTTGTTGATGGATATTACGATTATCTTGGAAAGGTATATACCGTAAAAGATTACCCTGACAAATGGTGGGAAGAAGTATCTTGTAAAACAATAAAAATTCCTTACATTAACACATTAGAAGGAAAACATTATATTTCGCCTGGTGATTGGATTATAACTGGCATAAATGGCGAACGTTACCCTTGCAAACCAGATATATTCGAGAAAACTTATGAGGCAATCAAGGAGGGGTAATATGCAAAACACCTTCAAGGAAATAGAAAATATGTATCGGAAATATGAACGAATCAGGCATAAACTAACCATGCTTCAACCAAAGAACGTTCAAGTATTTAGTCATTCCCCAATATATCACAGTGGAGAAAGCAAGGTAGAAGCAATGGCAGCAGAAAGGGTTGACTTAGAAAACGAATTACGGTTAATCCAATATTGTTTAAACGCTATGACTCATGACGAAAGGCTATTTATTCATTATCGATATTTCATGGATAAAGATATGGAAATGGTTCCGTTTTTAATCAATTGGGGAAGAACTGAAACATTCAAGTTGAGAAAATCAGTTTTAGCTAAAACAAAGTGGTTATTAAGCATAAGTACAAAAAACGAACAAAAGACAAGTTAGAAGGTGTTTGTTCGTGTACAAAGCGCGTACCAAAAATACTTATTTTAATGATAATATTAGATTATCAAAGGTTCTCAATATTCCTTGGGTTGGTCGCCCGATAGAATTTGACTGGCAAGGGTAGCAAAGCCAGAAACTACCGCAAACGCCGCCTGAGTTTATCTCATTCAATGGCGGCATTTAAAGCAATTACGGATAACCTCCTTTTCATACAATCCTCCTTCCTTTTGAGCTGATAACAGCTCATTTTTTATTTCGAGAGGTAAATATGCTAATTAATTATCCTTGTCCAGAATGCGGAAAACAAACTAAAGAGTCAAATTTAGGAATAGTGTTTTATTGTAGTAGTTGTGATAGAGAGTGGACTATATGTGAGATTAATAGAGTTTTGTATGGGAAGAAGGAGAAAAAGAAATGATTCCAGATAAATGCCCGTATTGCGGAAGTGAAGATTTCTATTATGATGTGCTCGTTGAAGATGATGATTCGCACCATGACATTGTAGATTGTAATAATTGTGGTAAAAGAATTTTTTATGAAGATTAATAGGATTTTGTATGCTAAAAATAGCAAGAGGTGATTATTTTGCTAATTTAGCGATAGTTTCCTTTAGTTTTGGAGGTGATTATAAATGGATGAGCAAAAGCCAAAACGTCCTGGAGGAAGACCAAGAAAGTATCCTAATCCAGAAGAATTCACAATTAAGGTTGATGAATATATCGATTTGGCTAAAGGGTGATTGCCATGCAAGGAAGTAAGTATAATTCTGAAGTTCGAGAAAAGGCCAAAGTTCTCTTAGCTACTTATAATAAAGTTGATGACGCAGCTAAAGCGGTAAATATTGGTGTATCTACTTTATATGATTGGAAAAGAGAATGGGAAAATGATGGATCGTTAGAGGAGCTTCGCAAACGTAAAAAGGAAGAATGGGAAGATCTCTACATCAAACAAGCTCAAGAGATTATAGAACTAGCAAACGAAAGGGTTAAGAACACAATAAAAGAGGCTTCACCAGCTCAAGCCGCTACCATTGCTGGTATCTATACTGATAAAATGCGTTTAATCCAAGGCGAAACTACTTCCAATGTAGGTCAACAAGGGTTAACTATCATGATCGGGAATCAAGTTGTAAATGGGAATAATAATACAGAAAAGACCATCAATAATGAATAATAATTCGAAATCATATACAATAATCGAATATAATTTGTGTTAAGTTTATCAAACCCCTGCTACAGTTGATTTGCTCATTTACCATAATGGTATTTATACGACTCAAACACATGTTCAAGGTAAGAAAATTCATAGGGCAGATGATTATTTTTGATGGTTCTCTATAGGAGGGGGTACCCCCGAAATTCTCGGGTGGATTTCGATTGTCACCCAATAGAATTTTTATAAAAACAAAAAGGACATACCTATAAATTTTTAAAAAATACAAAAGGGGTTGTGAGAATGGAAGAATACAAAACCGAATTTGATATAAAAATCATTCAAGAGAAAAATCGAGAAATTATATTAAACAACAATTTGTCATCTGCAAAAATACTAAGCTTAATTTCTCTGGCAATAAGTTTGTTCTCTATTGGATTGATTGTTTTAAAAAGACTTCTATGAATGTGCAATAAGAATAAAGAAGAGCAAGTGCTTAAAAAAGTGCCTTCAAAGTCAGTAATGACAATAATTTGAAGGCGTTTTTTGTTAGTTCATGTGGTGAACCTACTAGATTATGGGAAAAGTGATTCAAACCCAATGGTGGTAACTATTTGAAGGCTGTTTGATTGAAATGGGGTTAGTTCATGTGGTGAACTTGGAAATCTGAGAGGTGGTACTTTTGGCTAATAGAGCCGTAACCGGAAAGCTGATTACCAATGACGGAGAAGTTATAACTGATTTGTACGAAGGAGATAAAGTTGTCAGGGGTAAGACGATTGAATTTTTGGAACAAACCCAAGAATGGAAGATTGAGCATTTCTACAAAGGCCATATCGACGAAATAACTAAGCTGAATCAAGAATTGAATGTCTATGAAAAGGCATTTATTTATTCGGTTGTTCCTTATGTTGGTTATAACGACTGTCTGCTAAAGTACAATAATACTGCTGATGGCAATCCGTTAACCTTTGATGATATGGTCAAGATAACCGGAATAAGCCGGGGAAAGTTACACCAAACATTGGATGACCTAATCAAGAAAGATATTATCTATAAGGGCCGCAACAGTGTCGGCCTTCAATATTTTATCAATCCTTGGTTGTTTTGCAAGGGGCAAAGAATCAATAAGGTTCTCAAAGCTATGTTTCAAAATTACCGGATAAGAGTAATGGGCGGCAAGAAGTGGGGAAATATTGATGATATTTAACAATTACCACTACACCGAACCCGAATCCAAATCCCTTCTAAAAAGCATGGTAATCCTAATCGACACGAGGGAGCAGGAAAACGGGCATATAACCGATTACTTCAACAAGAAAGGGATTGCCTTTAAAAGCTGCAAACTTGATAGTGGTGACTACTCTTTAACGCTCCCAGCTAATCCGGATTATGGAATAGTTCGTGACCTTTACTTTGATAAGCAGGTAATTCTAGAACGCAAAAATTCTCTTGAAGAATTAAGTCAGAATTTAGCTCAATCAAGGGAACGCTTCATCAATGAATTCCTCCGTTCTGGTGATTGTCGTAAATTCTTGATGATAGAAAAGGGTAATTGGTCAGACATCATAACCGGGAATTATAAGACCGAGTTTGCCGCCAATAGCTATTTTGCTAGTCTGTTATCCTTCCAGCAACGATATAACTTGAATATTTCATTCGTGCCAAAAGAACACGCCGGAAAGTACATATACGGGGTGTTTTATTATTTCTTAAGGGAGTTGATAACGTGACCAAACTACCAAAACAAATTAAAATAGGCGGATATGATTATAAAGTATCTGAAACAGATGACCCAATCTTAGTTGATGGGCGGGAATGCGCTGGGTCGATTGATTTTTATAATTGCCAAATCTTGATTAAAAAGTCTATGTCAATTGATTGCAAAGCATCTACCTTGGTTCACGAAATGATTCATGGGATGATAAACGAACGCAGATTGGATTTAGGTGATAAAGATGAAGAAATTACCGAAGCCCTTACAAACGGGCTTTTTGCTTTATTAAAGGATAATAAGTTTATTTAAACATACTGGCGGTAGATGCTACAATGTTGGGCAACTCCTTCCCTCTATTCTCCGTGCAAGCCGGAGAACGCCAGACAAATATAATTAAGTGGTGGTGTTTATGCCAAATATAACATGGACAGCTCAACCAAGGCAGGAGAAATTCCTGCTTGAAGTGTTAGACCCTAACGGAGCAGACGAAATTTTATATGGTGGTGCTGCCGGCGGCGGAAAGACCGATGCCCTTCTAATTGCAGCTATTATATGGTGTCAAAGGTACCCTGGAACATGGGTACTTTTTTTACGCCGTACATTCCCTGAGTTGGAACAAAAGCCAATTCCGAGAAGCAAGGAACTAATTCCTAATAGTATTGCCAAATATAACGAGTCAAAACACCGTTGGACATTTCACGCCTTTGGTGGTTCTGTACTCCAATTCGGTTCTCTCGATAAAGAAGGGGACGAGGCAAAGTATCAATCCGCCGAATATTCGCTAATTATATGGGACGAGCTTACCCACTTTCTAGCAAAACAGTATGTGTATATGATTTCCCGTAACCGTTGTTCGAAGTTCTACACTGATTTCAAACCAAAGGTTATAGCCGGAACAAACCCGGGTGGAGTTGGGCATGGTTGGGTGAAGGAAAGATGGATTGACCCGCAACCACCGGAGAAAATCTGGGACGTTCCGCAGGATGCAGAGGATATACGGTTGGGATTGCCAGTTAGAAAACGGGTATTTATCCCGGCAAAAGTCACTGATAATCAGATATTACTGAAAGCTAACCCCGGTTACATATCAGCCTTAAAGGAATTGCCCAAGGCTGAACGTGATGCTCTTTTAGATGGTTCGTGGGATTCGTTTGTTGGTCAGTATTTCAAATGTTGGAACCGGGATTTGCATGTTATCAAGCCCTTTGAAATCCCGCGATATTGGAAACATTTCCTTTCGCTTGATTATGGGCTTGATATGTGCGCTTGTTATGAACATGTCACTGACCAAACCGGAAGAGTAACGACGATTAATGAAATATATCAACCGGATTTGTCATTGCCGGAAGCTGCCGAAATCATTTTAGAACGGTTTAACGGTGGCAAATTTCAGTATTTGGTTGCAAGTCCTGACCTATGGAACAGACGGCAAGAAACGGGCCGCAGTGGTATTGAAATCCTTATGGATAACGGACTTAAAAAATTGAAATGCCCGATAATCCAAGCCGATGACAGGCGGGTAATTGGTTGGCAAAACATGTATGATTACATGATGCCCCGGAAGGACGAAGAAGGCGGGTTAAGTCCTTGGTGGAGGATATTCGAAAACTGCACTAATTTAATTCGGACTATACCAAGCTTGGTTAGAGATGATAAAAACCCCAATGACATAGCCGGGGGATGCGATGATCACGGGGCTGAAAGTTGCCGTTATTTCCTTAAATCCCGTCCTCCTATCAGCAAAACGGATGAGAAGAAGAAAGAAGATTGGAAACGCAAAATCAAAGAGACTAAGCCCTTAATTTCCAAGATAACGGGGTGGTAATATGGATGAAAACAAGCCTCAATCAAATAAAGAGCGAGAGTTGGTTAAACTCTTTCAATGGGCAGATGGTTACCGCAGAAACAATTACGACTTAATGGCAGACCGACATTACAAACAATACTTAGCCCACTTGGATGAAGTGACATCGGGCAATGTAATACAGCCAAATGGTACGACAACCAGGTCAAACCTATTCATTCCGAGGACTTACGAGCAAATGGACGCATGGCGAGCCAGACTTGTTAAGTCCTTTTTTAGTTCCCGTCCGTATGTCGATTTTCTGCCGATGCCTCGCAATGATTTAAACATGATGATGTCAGCGGAAAACGAATTAAAAGCCAAGATTGCTTCATCGGAAATTGATATGCAACTTGAGAAAAACAAGATTATCAAGAAATATTATGATTTCATTACTTCGGTTGGTATCTTCCCGGCTGGAATTATGGGTATTGGTTGGCGGTATGAAACTAAAAAAGTTATGAAGCGGTTACCGTCCACTGATGCTATACAAATGATGAAATCCTTTTTAACCCGTAAACCGCCACCATTGATTAGCCAAGAGGTGGAAGAAGTCATATGGGACGATAACGAGTTGGTTAACGTGGATTATTACGACTTCTGGCCTGACCCGAGAGGAAAGAACAGCGATACCGACACTTGGCGGTTCTGTTTTCACAAGGAACTGCAAACGGTTGATAAGTTCAAACAAAAACTTGCGTGGTTGGAATCGTTAGGACTTGGTGAGGTTTATTCGTATGACCTCGAAAAGCTAATCAATGATTCTAAAGCTATGCAAGAAGGACGGGCGGATAGGCAAGGGCTAGTCGGAATTGCATCGGAGTTTTCGGATGGTCACGATGCTCCGGGCGATGATTCGCTATTAAATATCTATCACTTCTGGAACGGTGATGAATACGGAATTTTAGCCAACGAAAAGGATTTAATTTATTACGGAAAAACACCGTACCAAAGACATAAGAAAATTCCGTTTATAGTTCAATCCTTTGAACCGTTGCCGAATGAAGTTTATGGTCGTTCCTTCTGTTACTGGCTTGAACATTTACAAGCGGAACTTAACACAACCCGAAACCAAAGAATTGATAATGTTTCTTTGGTTCTCAATCCCGTGCTGATTACACGGGGCGAGGATAGGGACGATGAGTTGATCAGCAAGCCAGGGGCAATATGGCATGAGGATTTCGAAAATCAACATAGATGGTTAATCGTTCCCGATGTAACCGGAACTGCAGTAAGGGAAGAAGAAATAATCAAGTCGGACATGGAGAACACCGTGGGAACCCCGGCAATCGCCCGAGGCGTTTCTGCTGGCAGCCAAACGGCAACCGAAGTAGTTACCCAAAACAGCAATGCTTCAATCCGGTTCGACATAAAGATTCAACTCTACGAGGAAGAAATTAAAAAAGCTTTTGCCTTAATGGATATGAATAATCAGCAGTTCATTACCAAAGAACGTGCTGTTTATTTTTATGGCGAAGATGCCGAGAACGCTTGGCGGGTTGCTACGCCATATGATTTTCAAGGCGAATGGGATTACCGCCCAACTGGTTCCAATATCGATCCAGCCGCCAACAAAGAAGTAAGACGGCAACAAATGATGCAGTTACTTGAAATGGCTATGAAATTGCAATTGCCTTATGATACCAGGGCACTCGCTACTGATGCTTTGGGAACCTTTGATTTCCGAAATCCCTATAAATACGCCGTCAAACCAGAGATGCAAGCACAGCAACAACAAGAGGTGTTACAACGAGAAACAGAAATGGCGCAGATGACGCACCAACAGGAATTAGAAAAAATCGAAGCACAGAATCAAGGTAAAACCGAACAAGAGATTATCAAAGGGTTAGCGGGTGTGTTAAAGACAACTACTAAGGATGGTGATGCGGGTGAATCCGGCGGAACGCAGCCAACTGGTTGAACTTGCCCAGACGGAAGGTTATAAACTTCTGAAAGAGCATTTCAATAAACAAATTCAAAGCAAAATAAATGGTTTAGTCTCACAAGATTTTCAAGACCTTTCCAAAATCGCCTCCCTCCAAGCGGAGATAAGGGCAATTCGAAAGGTCTTTGATTTTGTCGAGCAATCGAAAGGGGAGTAATTTAAATGGGATTATTTGACCAGGATGAAATCGTTATTGGAACGGAACCCGAAAGTGAACCCGTTATAACGGATAATCACGAAACCGGACAATCCGAAACTAACGATGAAGTCGAAGCCCCAGAAACAGAAGGACAAGCTGAGCAATCGGCACCCGGAAACGAAGGCCAAGCAGAACAGGTCAACGAGCAACCGAAGAAGCTTGCAAACTATTTCGATAGCGAAGCGGCTTTGGCCAAAGGTTGCATAAACATCTCCAATTTCTTGGGCGAAACTGTTGATTTCGATTCGATGTCAACTGAACAAAAGGAACAGTATTACATCGAGGCGCGGCGGCGAATGTCGCAAGGCAATAAGCCACAACCGAAGCAAGAGGAGCAACAACCCCAAACACAATTGGAGAGCAAGAACACTGAATTAACCGAGCTTAAAAACCTTTTAGCTCAAACCTTGCAGCAAGCTCAAAGACCGCAACCCGAACCACCTAAACCGCAGAATGTTTGGGAAATGTCAGAAGAGGAATTTACCGAATGGCTTTATTCGAACCCAAAGGCTGCATTGCAAAACCTTTTGCAAACTGAGGGTGCAAAGTTGGGTCAAGACTTGCGGGGATTTCTTGAACCCTTATCTCAAGCGAGAAAGGAACAAGAAGAGAGGGCTAAATGGGAAAAGACTTTTAATGCTGTCAAAAGTAAGCACGAAGATTTTGATTCCTTAGTTGATGACATGGGTCAGGTTTATGAAAGCAATCCCGGTCTAAAAGACTTGGGGGAGGCCGGATTGGAAATGGCTTATCGAATGGCTAAGACTCAAAAAGAAGCTGATTTGCTGCGGCAGAAAACATTAGAACTTATTGAGCGTGAAGCTCAAATGGATGCTCAACGAATCGAAACCATGAAGAAAGGCGCGAGTATTCCCGGTAGTTCAAATTCCAAGCCTCCGGCTAGTGGACAGATGACAACCGAGGAAATCCTACGTGCTCAGTTCTTCGGAGATTCAAAACAAAAACGAGGTATTTTTGATGATTAAAGCGGCCTGCTAAAACAGGGCCGCTAATTTTATGCAAATTTTGCGGAGGTGTATTAACCATGGGAATTAATTATAACGGCCCTAGCTCTATTTACAACATTTCTACCGATAGAATTGATTATAATGTCGATTCTATCATTTCAGACCTCGAACCGGATGCTTCTGCGTTTACTACCATCTTGATGAAAGCACGGAAAAAGGCAACTGATACCCATCGTTTGGAATGGTGGGAACAAGAACCGGACTTTGGATGGACTCAAGTTAATGGTGCTGTAACGAATGCCGCAACCTCGGTCGTTGTTGATGATGCAACTTTATTTGCACCTAAAGACCTTGTAAAATGTCCACGTACTGGAGAGGTGTTTTTCGTAACCGCCGTTAATGCTGGCACCAACACTCTAACAGTGGATACCCGTCCTTACAGTGGAACCGCTACGGCAATGAACGATGACGATTACTTAGTCCGTCTTGGAAATGCAATGGAAGAGAATTCTTCTGCCCCGACTTCCAAGTTGATTCAACCTGTGCGGAAATATAATTACATCCAAACTATTCGTACTCCGTTTGATGGTTCCGACATTACTGAAGTCGAAGCGGTTAAAGCCGGTGACAAAGAACGCATTCGGTTAAGAAAAATTAAGATGTTCACTCACAAACTCGAATTAGAGCGAATTGCTTTATGGGGCGAACGGAAAGAAGATACCACTAACAAACGGAGTACCACGGGTGGTATTTTTAGTTTCATTACCACCAACACCAAAGATGCGGGTGGAACTCTGACCGAAGCCGAGTTTGAGGACTTCTTGCGGATGTCGTTCTCTTACGGGTCGGCCTCTAAGATTCTTGTTTGTTCTTACTTTGTGGCGGGGATTATCAATCAATTTGCCCAAGGCAAGATTCAAACTTCTACTGGCGAGGACACCTACGGTATCCGGCTGCGGATGTACAAGAGCTTCTTCGGTGATTTGTACATTGTTCCGTCCAAGACCTTTACTAAATACTACAATGGACATGCTGTGTGTTTGGATATGAAAAATATCTTGTACCGTCCGTTGGAAGGTCGTGATACTAAATTGAAACAAAACATCCAAGCCAACGATACCGACGGTTGGAAAGACGAATTCATTACCAAATTTGGTATGCAAGTACAGCAAGAAAAAACCCACGGTATTCTTTACGGCGTTACCGGATAATAACCAAATCGGAGAGGGGGCTTTTGCTCCCTCTCTTTATTCAAAGGAGAGAGCGAAATGTTAAAAGTTTATCGTTGCGCATACCCCAATCATCAGATTGTAGTTACCCCTTCTATAAGTTCCAAGGGTTTAGACCCCGGCAGAAAAGGCGAGTACATTCAATTTATGAATGGCACCTTTAAAACAGACAACGAAAAATATCAAAACATTTTAGAAAGCAATATTTTGTTTGGTACCAAGTTGTTTTTGGATAAGGTTGAAAAAGTCGAAACACTGGAACCGGGAACCGAAGAACAGATCAGTGAAGAAACCCAATCAGAACAAAAACGTGGTAGAGGGAACCCCAACTTTGGCAAAAAGAACTGAGGTGGTTCTAAATGGCTGAAAAAGACATCGTTTTTCATTTGAAACAAACCAGTGATTCAGATGGCGAGATATACCGTGTTCAAAAGAATATGGGAATCAAAGAATTAATTATTTGCATCTCTGGTGATAGCGCAAGTAGAACAGTACAGTTTCAAGGGGCAACCTTTGGTGAAGATGCGTTTTGCCCTATTACCGGATTCAAAGAAGGATCAAATGATTTTGAGACTGCCAACTCGACTACAGGTAATAATGAATTGTGGCGGTTTGATTTAACAGGATTGGTAGCGGTTAGGTTTCCCGTTTCCGCGATTTCTGGTGGACATGTGACGGTAAAAGGCCGAGCTGTGGGGTGATGTTATGACGGGTTTACAAATAAAAGCCGCAGTCGAATTATATATCGATGACACGTTGGAATCCACTAATGTATTAACCGCAATCAATGAAGCTATATCGATTATTGGCGATATGGCTTTAGTTTTTGATAAGGTTGAATCTGATTACAAGGCCAACATGTGGTACCCGTTACCTGCTGGATGTACATATGTTGACGAGGTTAACATTTGTGATGGAACAAATAGTGTATACACTGGCTATCGGATAAAGGGGAATGAAATCCTTTTTGGTTCGAGCAACCGATATATTATCAATTATCGCAGACAACCAAGGGGAATCGCTAGTTTAAATGATACTCCCGAAATCCATGAGGCATATCACCAACCGATTGTCACCTATGTCAAGGGCTGGGTGAGGCTGGTCGACGATGAGGATAGCAATGACGGGTTACGCTTAATGGCTCAATGGGAAAAGGATATTCAGCGAGTATATAACATGCTGAAGCGGAAACGCAGCCCAAAACAAGTGATGGTGATGCGTCATGCCTAAACCAATGATTTCTTACCGGGATTTTCGCGGGGGATTAAATGTTGATTCCGCCCCGGATAATCTTGCAGATAACGAATTAACCAAAGCACAGAACATTGACCTTTCGGAACGTGGAGGATTTTCCAAACGCAAAGGAACTGTTGCTCTAAACTCCACTTCTTACGGTTGCCAAATTGAACAGGTTTTCGAATGGTTAAAAAAAGACGGCTCCGCAGTTCTTTTGGCTGTTATGGAAGATGCTCTATATGATATCGCTTCGGATGGAAGTAGAACGAAAGTTACCGCCCTTGCAACTGGTACCCGAAATGTTTTTAATATTGCTTTTAACGATGTTTTATATTTTGGGGATGCGGTTAATTATTTATATTACAACGGCACAAACACGGGGAATGTTCAGATTACAACAATTCCCGGCACCCCCGCTCTTGGTGTATCTGGTTCCGGTACGCTTAACGGTAATTATAAATGCAAAGTTGTTTTTTATAATGAGATTGGCGTCGAATCTCCGGCCTCACAAGAAAGCCCATTTGTATCTGCTAATAATATAGCTCAATTTAATTGGTCGAATATCGTAACCGGCCCAACCGGAACTGTAGGACGCAGGTTATACCGAACCAAAACAAATGGTTCGGTTTTTTATTTAGCAGGAGAAATAGCAAATAATTCTGCAACAACTTACAGCGAATCGAAAGCAGATAGTGAATTGGGCAGAGTTTTAACAGAAAATTATCTCACGCCAATTAAACGCTGCAAATTTGCAGTTTACCATTCGAAAAGTTGCCGCTATATGTATGCTGGTGATGTTAACAACAAAACCGCATTGTATTATTCGGAACCCAATGAACCATACAAGGTAAAATCAACATCAATCTTATACCCGACTCACGCAATGGGCGAGATTACTGGATTAAAAGAGTTTGGAGATACACTCATTGTCTTTTATCGGTATGGAGCTAGAATTTTGCGGGGGATTGACCCGGAAGTTGATATGATTTGGGATGAGATACCCATTCGGCAAGGGGCAATTGCTAATAATGCGGTTACCCTTACTCCAAACACATTAACTTTTTTAGGTAATGGTGGTTTGTACACAATTAATTCTGGTATATTAGGCGTTGCTTCGGCGGTTACCCCTGGGGAAAATTTAGTTTTAAACTTATCAGAGAGAAAAGTTAATTCGATTATTCGTGATATTATAACACCTCATTACGCTTGCAGTATTTGTGATTCATTCAACAACAGGCTTTTGCTTGCCTATAACGATGCTTCGGGAACCGAGCGTAACAACAAGGTGTTAGTTTATGATTGGGAAATCAAGGCTTTCACCATTTACACCGGATGGAACGTCAACGGTTGGTGTATACGGAACAATGGGGATTTGCTTTTTGCTTCAAATGGTTATATTTACAAAGCTAATCACGATGTATATTCCGATAATGGCGTACCCATTGATGCATTTGCTGAAACTAAATTTTTCGACTTAGGAGCGGCTAACAACGAGAAAAGGACTTACAAGGTATATGTTTTAGTGAAACCGGGAGCTTTTGAGAAGAGTGGTTTTAGTTTGACAATCAAGTCCGATGATGACACGGTTTTCTATCAATACTTGCCTGTGGCTAAAAATTTTACATGGGGTATGCCGTGGGGAAGCCCTTGGGGGAACGAGTCAGTTGTAAGCAAAGAATTTAAAGCGAAACTAAAAGGTATTCGTTTTAAAATCAGTTACCGCAATAACAAGTTAGATGAATCATTAACGATTTATGGAAACTCCTTTGAATTTAAGATGAAAAAAGCCAAGGGCGAGGGGGTTGATGAAAATGCCGTTGCCGTTTAAACCTGTTAGGACATTTTCGGCAAATGTTGGCGACGATTCAATAGGGAATGCCGGACCGGACGCAATCGAAAATGACATTGATAAAATCAATAAAATGTTTGACCCGATGGCGGTTCACGAGGACGGGACACTCGGAGGAATATCGATTGGAAACCTTGCAGAAGGCGAGGCCACTTCGATTCCAACGCCTGGGAAATTGGCTAAGTTTGATGTAAACGGCAACATTAATGTTCTCGCTTCTTCGATATCAAATGCCATTTCGGTTATAACCGGGACAGTCCCAAACGGCGGAACCGTTCCGTTGCCAACTGGTTATACAGCCCAGCAATGCCGCACGTTTGTTTCTCCTTATGATACGAATTCCGGTTCGTCAACGTGGGATGTCGATGAAGGTATGACTACTAATCACTTAAAAATTGTTTGTAAATTGAATGCAGATCGAACTGTGACAATTGGTCAAACGGTTTATACACAAACTAGTCATACATATCAGTTTATTGCCGGGATTGCCAACTATATAGTTATTGGAATCAAGTAGCTATTTGTTTACTGTTAAAACGAATTTTATATCAGTTGCACGAATGACGAAAGATAAATAACGTTCCCAAAATATTCTAGCTTTATTGAATTTATTAATAAGTATTTGCAACCCAAATATCTGCCAAAAACCACGAAGTTTGATTGTGGTTTTTTCTTTATAGTCAAGCCCAATTCTTTCTCGGTTTAATGAAAAACTAGAAAAGTGCCATTTGTGGGTAATGTCCGAATACGAAGTAAAGTTAGAATAATGCGGGGTAATAATTGTTATTTCACATCCTGATTTTGCTATCCTATGGATTTCTTTAATAAATTTTTCTGGATTGTCAAGATGCTCAATGATGTGGCTTGCCAATATTTTATCGAATTGGTTATTTTCAAACGGATAGGGGTAAACGTTTAAATCATATAAAACGTCCGGTTTTACCTTTTCGTTAATATCAACACGAATATAACCGGGAATATTCATTCCGCCACATCCTAGATTTACGTTCAATGAAAATCACCTCATATCAAATTTAACTTTTATGGTATTTTTTGTCAACCAATTAAAGAGGGTGAAAAAGTGAAATTAAGACCATATGAAGAAACAGACATTCCTCTTTTGCAACAATGGATTAAATTGCCCCAAATTCAATCTGCTGTCAATGTTAGTAAATATGAACCAGATAAACCATACATGTTTTACTTTATTACCAAAGACAACGAGGAACCAATTGGCGCGATAACGTTGTTTAATATCGAGTGGAACGAACAGGCGGAAATAGGGATTGCTTTTGTCAAAAATGTTTTTAATAAGTCTTTGGTAAAGGAATTAATCAATTTTGTTTCTCTTGCCTTTCAAGTGTACAGATTGAAAAGGGTTTACGCTCACCATAACGGGTCAAAGGCAGAGAAGTTTGCAGAATATTTTGGATTTAAGAATGGAGTTTTGCTTCGTGAAGATTTCTTGGGGAGGTGGTTTTGATGGGAATTGAAACTGCATTAGGACTTCTTGGTGCTGGATTACAATATAAGCAATACCGCGATCAGAAAAAGACCGCCGATAAAATCATGGCTAACGCAGGAAGCCCTTTAACTTGGGAACAAGCAATGACACAATCGAAACAAATCAACGACCCGATTTGGGATAATAAAATCGAAAGTTCATTACAAGAATCCGATAACGATGCAATGAGGCGCGGGTTCTATGGTCAATTACCCGGAGATGCTTTGCGTAGCGAAAGAGAATTATCCCTTGAACAAGGGAGACAAGCGGCAATTGCAGATTTGGCGGCTAGGATGCAGGGCAATTCCGAAGCTTCTTATACCAATCAAATGAATTTGGCGTTGGGTACCGAACAGGACGCAAATAAATATTTAAATAGCGCCTTTCAAACTTTGTTAAGTTCTCCTGTGTTGCCGACATTCGGAGGGTTTGGCAAAAATCCTCCAACCGAAACTCCAAGTTCTAAACCTGCAACTTTGGCAACCGGAGTTGCTGGAATCGGTACGGCAACGGGTGGTGTTGCTCCGTTTATTAATCCCGGTTCTTCTTCTGATACTTCTTTTGATAAGTTGTATGGCAAGGTAAATAGAAACACAAAGAAAACGACTGCTGGAAACTATACTAATCCGTATGGGGGTTGATGATATGAATCCTGTAAATGATGTGTATTTAAAACTTAAAAACGACCCCTTTAAAATTTTCAAGGAACCAAGTCCGGTACTGGATGGTGGTAAAAATCCGGTACCTCTTTTGTATAATAACGAGGGGCAATATAATCCGGTACCGCGAATCAATCAACCCGCCCCGGTTGAAGCTTCAGTGCCCAATCAACAACCGCAAGAGAATCCAATCAAGCGGTTTTTTAATTCCTTGCGCACTCCCGAAGGGTACGTCAGACAGGAAGGGCAAGGGCTGTCTTCTAATAATCCATTTATGCAATATTATGGTTCCAAATGGTGGAAACCGACCGTAGCAACACAATTAAAAGCGCAGGAATGGGAAACACAGAATCAAGCACGGCAAGCGCAACAAGCAGCAATGAACGCGAAGGGCGCTGAGTATTTTACTATTGACCGACAATTTATTGATAACTTGAATCCCAACGATCCACTTCGTCCTTACCTAAAACCAGGAATGCAGATTTCCACCGATACGCTTTATCGATTTGCCGGACTGAATCAAAAGCAATCTACTTTAGACGCTGACGAAATCACCGATGAAGAACGACAGACCCTTGTGGATCGGTACAACAAAGAAATCGATGTTCATAACCCCGATGGAACTATTAATCCGGATAAATACAATTTACGTCAATCGATAATGAGTGCTATTTATGATTTTACAAGCAAGAAAGAACTGCAAAGACAATTGGCTAAACTAAACGCCTTGCAGGTTCCAAAAGCTTTACCGCAAGTAAAAGCTGATAATATTGCCGCAAACACAGAGCGTACTCAAGCTCAAACGGAAACCGAGAAAGTAAGACCTGCATTAATTGAAGCGCAAACAGCCAACACACAAGCCAATGCAGAATACACCCAAAACATCAAACCCCAATTGGCAGGAGCGACTATAGCAAACAGAAATGCAAGCACCAAGAAGAAGCTTTCCGGTGGTTCTGGTTCCGGTTCTGGCGGTGGTGGAACCAAAGCCGATAAGGATTTCATGGCGCGGATTGATAAGGACTATAGCCAATACATGGGACAGCTCAAAGCTAAAGGAATGGGTGCTATTTCTAAAACAAAAGACCAATGGCTCAAACAGGAATACCCCGAAAAATATGAACGTTATTACAAGTTACAACATGGTGGGTTGTCTCCCGAAACAACTAAAATTAAAGGCCCGATATATTTGCCCGGAAAGGGATTTGCCCGTAATAATTGGGACGATGCTCAGAAGATTTCTAACCAATACGGTGGGCCAGGAGAAGCGTTAAAGTCTTTGATGAAAGCTAATCCTAAAAACATAAACAATCCTTTGTTTAGGGCTTTGGTTGAACGGTACAATCAGAACGCTAAAACGAAGTACACTCCAAAACAGTTTTACGATAAATTTGTAAAATGACTGGGGGCTTTTAAATGTCCAAAGATATTTTAAAACAATATGGGTTAAATTCCCCAGACAAACCAGAAGAAGAAAACATTTTAAAACAGTATGGTCTAACGAGCGAAAAAAAGAAAAAACCTGGTTTACTTCAACAGGTAGGTCAAAAGATTCAATCATTGGATAAGGGCGGCGAGTTGGCAGTTCATTCGGTTATCGGCGGGGTAAGTAAGGTAGCAGAACTTCCCCGCGATTTACTTTATGACAAAGTTGGCGATACCGGGAAGAAGGTTCTAGATGCTATCTATGGCAGACCCGAGCAATTGACTTCTAATATTGCACGGAAGAATCAAGAACAAATTCGGACTGATTATTTGAAGAAACCCGGTATAGATAAAGTTGATAAGTTTATGATGCAGACCGGGGAAACGTTGGTTCCTATCGCTACTTCTATAGCAACTGGCCCCGCTGCTCCTTATACCTTTGCTACCATTACCGGGGGCAACTATGCCAAAGAAGCGGAATTAGAAGGAGCAAACCCGTTGCAGCAAGCCGCCTACGGCAGCATTATGGGCGGTATTGAATCAGTTACCGAGAAGATTCCATTTGAAAAAGTAATGAAGGCAATCGGCGGTAAGACCGGGGTTAAGGCGTTGCTGTCCACAATGGGGGCGGAAGGATTACAAGAAGCGGTAACCAATCCCTTAAACGTCATTGCCAAACGGTTGATTTATGGCGGCGGCAAGGATGAAAAAATTATTGACCTTGGGCGAGAGTTAGAATCATTTGCTATGGGTGCAACTACTGGCGGAATATTACACGGAGGGGCGACAGTTGCCAATAAAGCGGCTAATGTAATTCAAGAGAGAACCAACCAACCAAAACTAGCAAAGACGATTCAAGCGGCAAATAACACTCCAGAACAAACTCAACCCGCTATAATTGACGCGAATATCCAAGAACAAAACGAACCCCTTCCCGCGCCAAATAAGCCCATTGAAGCGCAATCTGTTAATAATGACATTATGGATTATGCAAACGGGAAGAAAGAACTTCCCGAAACCGAAGCAGAATTGCAAGGAATCCTCGACACCATTAATAATATGGAACCAAAGTTAAAATTAAATCTTCAATTTTTCGCTGAAAAAGTTCGCAAGTTGATTGATAGTAAATTTCGTACCAACACTTTACAACGGTCTGTTGATTTAACCGACGCCGATAGAGATCAATTGTTGCTTGAAGATTTTGGTTACGGAGAACAATCATCAAAGGAATGGCAAAGCAAAGCGGAAAAAACTGTAGCCGATAATCAACAACAAATTGAAGAACAGATTAAAAATCAAAAAGCTTTAGTAGGAGGACAACAAGCACACGAAGCGGCGATTATTGCCAAGAATTACCTAGCCAATGCAAGGGAAACCGGGGATTATTCTAATTTTAGAAACTGGCTTCAAGTTGTAGCAGAAAAGACACGAGAAACCGCGAGAGCATTAAAGGGAACCGATACGGCATGGGAAAAGACCAAATCTGCCGAAAGTGCTGTTTTAAACGCTCAAAGGAAAGTACAATGGTCAGATGACTATTTGAAAAAACACCGCAAGGATATTAACGACAAGATTAATAAAGAAGCTAAAGCGAAGTTTGATTCTTTAAAACAACTCGACAGTTCTTTAACATATGACCAAGTAAGAGATATGGTCAAGAAAAAATATGGTTTTCCCGTTTTAACTGATGAAGATGTCAAAACCATTGTTGAAACAATTGATAAAGCCAAACAGTTTCCGGACGGAAGTAGAGAACAAGAAGTTTTAATCGCAAAGGTTAAACAATTGATAGCCAATAAAAAGGTTGCAACTCCTGCTGATAAAATTAAAGGTTTATTCCGAATCTCTTTGCTTTCAAATTTCAAAACCAATGTTCGTAACGTTTTTGGTAATGCGGTATTTGGAATTACCGAAAACATTAAAGATATTCCTGCTGCCGGGATTGATGCTATTACTTCTAAGTTTACCGGAAAGCGGGTTTATGACTATAACCCTATGGCGAATATCGCAAGCGAAGCAAAGGGTTTCGGCAAGGGATTAGCAGACCAAATCGACGATGTAAAACGTGGGGTCGATACTTCGCCGACCCGTGGACAAATGGAATTACCATCCGGGAGAACCTTTAAGAATCCGGTGCTAAATGCTATCGATGAAGCGGTTAAAACAGCCCTTAAATTTGGTGACCGTCCTTTTTATGAAGCGGTTTACAATCGGAGATTAAACGAATTAAAACGGATTTACAAGACTCAAGGGATAACCGAAGAAATGGAGTTAGAATCTAAGCTATATGCTTTGGAACGGACATTTCAAGGAGATAGTGAATTAGGTGATTGGTTTGCTAATATGAAACGGTCAATCAGTTCTCCTTCCATCCGGTTAGTTGTTGAAGCGGCGATTCCCTTTACGCAAACCCCTAGTAATATCTTTGATAGGCTATTGGAGTATTCACCTGGAGGATTGGTTAAAGCGGTTATTATGCCGTTTAAAGCGAGAAAGACTGGGGAATTCAACCAACGTCAGTTTGTCGATTCTATGGCAAGAAGTTTTACTGGAACCGGATTAATGATGTTGGGTTACCTCTTAGCCAGAGCCGGAGTGATTGCTGGTGGCGGTGACCGAGACAAGGAAAAAGAATTTAACCGATTGACCGGGAAACAGCCGTACACTTTCAAAGTTGGAAATGTGCGGTTTTCTTTCGATTGGGCTTCACCTGTCGGTTCAATGTTCGCCGTTGGTGCCAATGCTTTCAAAGCCGGGGAAACCAAGGAAGATTTATTATCCAAGATTGATAAAACAGCGCAGGGCGGAGTTGATACTTTTTTCAGCCAATCGGTTATGTCCGGTTTACAAGAGTTGTTTGGAGGATATTCGGCATACGAAACATTGAAGAACGCTGCCTTTAGCCCAATGACGTTATTGAATCCAACCATTTTACGACAAACCACTCAAGCTATCGATCCATACGAACGGGAAACAATGGCAAGCAACCGAGTAAGCCAGAACTTAAACCGGATTATCTCAAATACTCCGGGGCTAAGTCAAACCCTTCCTCGAAAGGTTGACACTCTAGGCAATGAAGTTAAACGTGATAACAACCTTTTGAATGTGTTCTTAAATCCGGCTAGGGTGTCCAAGGAATCCAATAATCCAATTGTCAATGAAATCCAATCGGTATACGAACAAACCAAAGACAAGGATGTTCTGCCGCGAAAAGCTCCGGTTAAATTGAATGACCGGACGTTAAGGCCGCAGGAGTACACGCGATTACAGAAACTAGTCGGGGAGAAAACCACCGAAATGATTGAAATGATTATGAACGAACCGGATTATCAAGAGGCCACACCCGAACAAAAAGCTATGGTATTAAGTACGATTATTAAACGTGCTTACGAAACCGCAAAGAATGAGTTTTCCAACCAATTAAATGGATTTGGAGATGATATGTAATGTCAAAATTACTTGATACTTTTGTACTTAAAAAAACCGCAATGGCTGTTAACGATGCCGCAGAACAGGCCGTTTTGGCTTCGGGCTTTGCAACAGAAGCACAATCCAGTGTTGCATCAACCCAAACCAATGCCACTCTTGCCCAAACCAAAGCGGAAGAAGCACAACAACATGCTACTTCGGCGGCGAATGCTTTAACCCAAATGACCACCAAGTTATCCGCCCTACCAATTAACTTAACTGAATATGATGTGTTTACCGATGGCAACCTTGATGGAACAAAAGTAACCAATGTTCTTAATACAAATAATAAAAAGACTTTTTATTTACCAGACGGAACTTATTATCTCGTTAATCCAATTACAATTACAAACGAAGTCAGTTTAACACTAAGCAAAAACACCGTTATCGAACCATTAAATGCTATGGATGATATGATTGTTTATAATCTTACTTATTCATCAACCATTAAAAGAAAAATATCTGGTGGTTCTTTGAATGGCAAAGGCTTGGCAAAAAACTTATTGCGAATAGCAAGCTGCACCAATTTAACTGTCGAAGATATGGCCTTTTCCGACCCCATCAATCGAGGAATATTAATAAATGGTGGGTATGAATTTATAGGCAAAAACCTCTTTTTTCGTAACAATCTTACCACTAACATCACCGATAACATAGCAATATACGTAAACACCTCTGATTGCATCATTGATACAGTTGTAATTGTCAACTATACGGTTGGATTGCAGGTGGTGCAGGCCGGAAATACATTTCTAAACTTTCATATTTGGGGAGCACAGCAAGACAGATTATCATTATCAAAAGGCGTTATAAATAATAGTGGTGCTAATCTTTTTGATAAGTGTTATTTTGATACTTGTGGAGTTGGGGTTGAATCAAATTCTAGCACCAATCTAAAACAATGTATATTTAATGTAAGCCGTACTTATCGTAAATACTTTGCAACACAGCCCGTCTACATTAATCAAGCAACATCTTGGAGCACAACCATTGCTGATAGTTGTTATTTTGAATACAGCAATGCCGAGGGTGAAAGTTATAAGTGTACTGTTGTTAGCGGAAATATCAATAGGGTTATATTTAGAAACTGCAATATTCCAACTCCGACAACTTTGGATAATGTGCCAACGAATAATTATGAACCCAAGATATTTAAAGTACAATTAACATTTGCCGGTTGGTCTGCTATTACTGCCGGTAGTTCTGCCGAAAAAGAAATTACCATTACTGGTCAAGAGTTTACAGTTGATTTTCGGGATACTGTTATTTTTAATATTAATGGAGACCTTGAAAATGGTCTTTTAGCTAATCCTTATACGAGGGATGGTATAATAGGACTCCGTTTAAACAATGTTTCTAGCAGTTCCATCACTCCTACCGATAAAATAATGTGGGTTACAATTATTAAAAATGCCGATCTAACTTATTTACCTTATGTTACACAATCATAATAGCCGTGCTAATTAGCGCGGCTTTAATATTTAAGAAAGGGATGATTTGAATGAGAGTATTTTCAGAGGGTGGACAAGTTGATGTATCGGGTTTAAAGGTTGCTCTTTCAGAGGAGTTTGATTCTGTTAAAGTTCCGCCCAAAGCACCTGTTGAAACTTTGTTTGGTGGGACAATATCAGCTAGTGTAACTCTTGCCAACGCCACGGAAATTGATATGCGAGGGCATACAAAACTAGGACTAGAAATAGCGTCTTATTCCGGCACGGGAACATGGGTTTTCTATTTGTGGTCTTGTTCGACTTCCGGTGGTACGTATGTACCTGTTGTGGATGCGGCTGGGGCAGACGGTCACCAAGTAACTATACAGATTACTACTGCCGCTTCAATCCCGGTTGTAGAAAATTTATACCAACCTTATTACAAGCTTGTCCCGGCTTTAACCGGAACCAGTTCGCTCACCGCTAATATAACTAAGGGGGTTTGAACATGAGAACATCAACCCCGAGAAATCTAGTTTCAAATTATGGGATTGTCGCCCAAGACTTTGAAACATTGACAGGATTGACAGGGACAAACGGTACATTGTCGCTATCTGATGATTGTGTCACGGGAAGTCATAGCACACAATTGATGGCTATAACTAATCCGAATACAGGATTTATAGATTGGTACCCTTCGCCTGCTTTGGACTTGTCGGAAGGCAACAATGTAAGTTTTTATTTCAAACCAAGCATCAATACTGTAGCTTTAACTTTTTGGGTTTATCTTTATGATGCGGCATCCGCGACAAAAAGCAAAGGTTTATATGTTAACCAAGGGGCATACACAACAGATTGGCAAAGAATAACCATTGGCAAAAATGATTTTACTGGCGGAGCCTTAAAATGGAATAATATAACACATATCAGACTAGGCGTGGGGCCCGCCTCTGGTGCTATTGATGTTAAATTTGACTTAATGAGAGTTGGCGCTAAACAACTTCCAAGATGTGTTTTGTTTTTCGATGATAATTTTACGGGATTTATAAATATCGCCTATCCGTATCTTTCCGCTCGTGGAATAAAGGGAAATCTTGCTTTTGTAAGGCAATTTCTTAATACTGCTTCTGGTGGCGTTGGCGGGGCAAATTGTATGACACGGGAAAATTTTCAAACCCTCTACGATGCCGGGTGGGACATAGTTAATCATAGTGAAAATCATCTTGAATGGGCGGAATTGAACGAAGCCGAACGCATAACTGAGGTAAATAATAATCGAAATTACATGGTGCGGCAGGGGTGGACACGAACCATCGACTCGTTTTGTTATAGCTTGGGCGAATACGGGCAGGAGTATGAATCGTTAATCCGAAAATTGGGGTACATTTGCGGAAGAGATTATACTAATATGGTTAATCAATCGGAAGATTGGGATAATCCTAGCACAGCAACCAGCGCATATAGAATTCGAGCTAGCGCCATGCAGTCAAAGAGCACGTTTAAAAACCATGTAGACACCATTCAAAAATATGGTGGGACAATGTTTGCTGTAGCGCATGATATTGTAACAGGTACTCCTACGGGTTCACAGATGTCGGCTAGTGATTTTTACGAGGAAATTGAGTATCTAAGGTCTAGGGGAATCCAAATAATTACACTATCGGAGTATTTGCGGCAACTGAATAATCCAAGAACGTTAACTACAAGATAAAGGGTTTCCTTCGGGAGACCCTTTTCTATATTAAAAAAGAGGTGATATTATGCAAAACATGCTTCTGCTGTCGCGGGAAGAGGCGGATCAGTTCACGCAAAACTTCCTAGCGGTGGAAACAGCCAAAGAAGAAGCAAGGTCAACATTAGATATGTTTACAAGTGCCAAGGATGAGGCAATGCTGGAAATCGAAGAATCAAGGCAAGAAATGATTGAGTTGAAAAACGAAATGCTCTCACACCGGGACGAAACGACATCAATCAGGGATGACACAGTAACCCAATTAGCCACGGTCAAAAAGATGGTAGCTAATTTGTGGTTGGACGTAACGCAGTACGGAGCTGTCGGGGATAAGGTAACAGACAACAGTCCGGCATTGCAGAAACTTTTTGATAGTATTCCGGACGATGGACAGGTTAGAGTGATATGGTTCCCGCCGGGGTTTTATGGTATCGGGTCAACGCTAAAACTTGATAAATCAAACATTATTATCGATGGCCCTGGAATACTTTGGTCACTCGGAACCGGGACATCAAGACGGAGTATGCTGCAAGTCAATACTTACCGGGAACTTGATTTAACTGAACACAGACTCCAAAACATAACCATCCGCAACATTGGAATTGATATGTCGATACCTTACAACAAGGATCCGATTGAATTTGACGATGCTTGGAAAACTGACGCAGGAATGGTTGTAGGGTGTTTGATTGTTAAGGGCTGCGACAATTTAACACTTGATAGTTTATATTTACGAAAGGTTGTCCATGCCGGAATTAATGTAAAAGGCTGTTATGATGTATCGGTCAATAACTGCACTGTTGATATGTTGCGGTCTTACACCTATGGAGATGGAGTGATATGGGGCGGAAATGCTATCGACTTAATGCCGTATGGAGCGATATCACCAAACGCTCCTCCCGTAAAGAGTATCACCAATGGCAGGATAGGCAAGTACACTTTAACAAACTGCCATGTTTACGGCTCCGAGGTTTGGCCTCAACCGCAGGTTAATAATGTTACAAACCAATGTATGGTTGGAATCAATACGATGGTCGGATGTCCTAATGTCGGAGAACATCAAATTGACCCAATTATCATCAGTGGTTGTACAGTAGAACGGTGTGCATGGGGTATCTTTTGCGAGGGTATGGACGCCGGGGGTTGCGGTGATGTGGTTATCGTTGGTAACGCCATAAAGAACTGCGTAGTCGGCGCTGGGTTATATCCTGATTGCCCTGGTGATGTCGGGCACCATTCGCATGATTTTCAATTTACCAGTAATAAGCTCGAAAATATTTACACTTATGCAATTGATTGCAACGGTGAAAATGTAATCATTGCAGACAACATTATCAAGGATTGGGGCGCGTTAACCTCGGATGTACCAAATAGCATACATCAAATGACTGATGCCTATGCAATGGTTATCAGACCAACTTACAGTGGTGTAACCACTGAAGGGGTTTATAAAAACGTTGTTATCCACCACAACATAATGACAATCAGCCAGCCGCATGATGACAGTTATGTCTCGCCAATCAAGGGTATTTTGATTGATAACCGGCAGTCGGGTAAGATATTCCGCGATATAAAAATTACTGGTAATATCCTTGATGGCGGTAAATCGACTTATTCAAAGAATACTTGGGATGTCGGTATCATGGTTACAGGGTTGGTACAAGGGATAACGATTCGCGGCAATACAATCACAGGTTTCCCGAAAGGCGCTATTGGCTTTGTTTATGCGGCAGACGCAACCGAAGCAGCGTCCCATGTAGTAATTCGGGATAATGAATTTTATGATCTGTGTTGGGGCGCAGTTAACCCACAGGAGGCAATTGTAGTATATTCGCCATTGCCTTGTTGGGACATCTCGGAAAATCGGGTTTATCAATTAGATGGTACGAATTTGAATGGTTTAGTGATATTCTTCCCAGTGAACGACATCAAACCGGATAAAGTAACGATGACAAACAATTTAATTTGGTTATGACTTTGAACATAATCAAGTGGCTGCCGAGGCGGCAACCCCGACAGCTACTTGCATTAGCCCCGCAAAACCAGCTTGCGAGACATATATAAAGTTTACAACAAAATGTAAATTATTTCCATATAAATTTACGGGGCGAAAGTTTGGAGGTGTTTGAAATTGTATAGTGACAAAATTAAAGGCGGTGATGACATGTCGTGGACGGATGTTTTTCAACATTTTTTCGAAGAAGTTTTCAAAAGTCCTGCTGTAAAAATTATAGCAGGTTTTTTTATTGGGCTTTTACAATTGTGTTACGGTCCGGTGATTCGACCGGCGTATATTGCAATCCCCATTCTTTGTGGCGCTGATTTCATTACCGGATATTACCATGCGAGAGAAAACCCACAAATAGTACCGTCAAGCGCGAAATTAAAAAGTGGATTAGTAAAATTATTTATTTATGCTGGTGTGTTATTAGTTGGTTATCAATATTCTAAGTTTCCATTAATTTCATTTTTGCAAGGGGTACTAGAAGGGGCGATTATTTTAACTGAAGGTTATTCAGTTCTGGAAAATCTAGAAAAAATAATGGTCTTAAAAGGAAAGGACAATGCCGTTCTTAAACTTCTCATGGCTAAAATTAAAGGCAAAACGGAGGAAATCACAAAATGAACGTGCAACGAATCATAATACATCATTCTCTTACCTCGGACGGTCAAGTCGTGGATTGGAAAGCAATCCGGAAATATCATATTGAAACCAATAAATGGAATGACATCGGTTATCACTGGGGGATTGAATTGGTCGGTAATAAGTATGTGGTGCAGAAGGGACGCGCCGAATACGTCGTAGGAAGTCATTGTTTAGGGCAAAATGACAAGTCAATAGGAATCTGTGTTGTCGGCAATTACGACCTTGGGGAACCTCCAGAGGCGGCTTTAAACCTATTGGCAGAGTTATGCGCTGATATCTGCAAACGGTACAAATTGACCTCTAATGATATCTTTACCCATAACCGTTTTGCAAGTTACAAAAGCTGCCCTGGGCGGCGTTTTCCGATGGACAAATTGAAATCTAAAGTTAAATCATTGTTGGGGGTGTGATATGTTTGAGAAATATAAAAATTATTTTATCGTTGGCATTGCTAGTTTTCTTCTCGGCGTGCTGCTATGCGGATTCTACATATACCATATCAGCGGAACAGCACGAGAAGCTCAAAGAGTTGCAGACGAATTACGAAAAGATAACCAAGCAATTAGAGACACTACAAAACGATTACAAAATGAACTCGACCGAGAAAGACAATATTATTCAGTCCTTGAAAAATCAAGCATTGAACGACTTGAAAACGTTACAGCTTTGGAAAGAATCAGCGGAGAAAGCTGGAAATTACTCGAAGGAACTGGAAACGAAGTGCAACGACTTGGAGAACAAAATCAACAGTTTGCTAGACTTATTGAAGAAATCGGAAAGACAAAACAGGATATTAAAGATTAAACTTTGGTTTTATCGTGGGCTTACTGCTTATCTGATATACAGGGAGGTGGACTAATGGCAAAAATGACCGTGGTTTTTACCGGGAACGAGAATAACCTTTTCTCTAGGATTATCAGCAAAGTAACCAAAGGACCATATACCCATGTTGCCCTAATAATCGATGAAAAGAATTTAATTGAATCCTTTGCATCCAAAATCGATTCAGATCCATATGTCGGGGTCTGGTTGCATCCGGCCGGCCGTTATAATAAATATAAGTCGGCCGTATTTATTAACGTGGAAATTCCCGATCAAAAAGGGGCTGAGCAGGAAATAAGAGATTTGTTAGGGTGTTATTACGGATTTGGTGATTGCATCGCGGCTGGCATTTATAGTTTAACCGGCCGACAGATACCGGCTAATGGAGAATTAACCATGACCTGCAGTGAAACGGTTATCCGGATATTAAGAGCCGGGGGATTAAATATTCTCCCCGGAGTTAAACCGGACGTAATTAGTCCAATGGATTTGTATAGGGCGTTAACTTAGCCTCCTTCGGGAGGTCTTTTTTATTACTTGACTAGCCATAAAAAGTATGGTAAAATTATGGCATAAGGATAAGGGGGTGAATAGGTGAAAAACGTTACTATGGTTAAAAGGACTTACCAAATAAGAAAAGATCAGGACGAGAAATTAAAGGAATTGAAGAAAACTACCGGGGAAAGCGAATCCCACTATTTAAGGAAAGCTTTAGACGAGTATTTTAGCAAGGAGGTTGCTAAAGACAAACAATGAATCCCATTTTGGAACTTTTAAGAGCAGACGGAAGTATTACAGTAAATAAAGCATTAATTCATGCGATAGGTTTGAATGAGGCGGTTTTGTTTTGTGAGTTGCTTTCAAGGTATAATTATTTTGCTGAAAGAGGGCAATTAGACGAAAATGGATATTTCTTCAACACTCAAGACGATTTGCAATCCGGTACCGGACTAGGAGAAAAACCACAAAGAACGGCTATTTCAAATTTAAAGTCCAAAGGATTAATTGATTATAAACTCAAGGGGTTACCCGCCAAGAGATACTTTAAAATTACTGCCACTGACATTCATTTAGCCGAATTGATTAAAACAGGAAAAAAGAAAATGAATTCATTGAAACCCTTACCACTCAATAAGAATCTCCAATCGGGAGGAACTAGGAACTCCCTTTCGGAGAAACTAAATACTCCATTCGGGAGCACTAATAATACTAACGTTAATAATACAAACCCAATAATACAAAACAATGATAAGGATAATGGTTCATTTTCTGGCGAAAACGAACATTCCTCCTTTTCTTCTCCTTCTGTTTATATCAATGAGGACGTAAAGAAAGCCGTTAAATATTACTTCGAGGAATACGAAAACACCTTTAAGGAAGAACATCCGAAAGTCAAACCCAATCAGCTAAAAAGGGTATACTCTGAAATGGCATACGCAGCTTCCGAGTGGAGTCTTGATTTTGATGATTTTGAACATATGATTGATAGACATTTTGAAAGAAATATTGATTCTGATTATAATATAAATCATTTTGCCACTGAAGGGATATTGACTAATTTAATGTTTGAAGTGGCGTATTAAATCAAAGGAGCCAAAATGAAACAAATCAAAGTTGATTGTTGCGGGAATTGTCCATACCAAGAAGATGAACAATGTACTCACCCAGAAATGTATGATAATAAAATCGGCGGTCTTGAACTGGAGCATTTCCCTAGTTGGTGTCCGCTCGAAGATGTGAAGGAGGATTGAAATGGTATCGGAAAAACAAGTGGAACATATGAAACGGTATTACAGTACATATGAATATGCGAAGTTATCTCGAATGCAAATAATGGAACTATTAGGCACTATTGAAAAAGCCGTTGATGTTATTGAACACTACTCCAAGGACGAAATTAACGGTCATAAGGCTGGAAGGTTTTTGATGAAATATAAGGAGGATTGAAATGGAAAGTCCAGTAACCGTTACACTAAGAACAGATTTTGATTTAGATGTGTTGGTTTCTATGTTAAATCATCAGCTTGATGTTGATGGAATAGAACAGTTAATCATTAAACTTGATAAAACTTGCGAAGAATGGGAATTGACAGAAAGACTTTACAAACATTTTGCTGAATTGCATGAAGTTTATATTAACGAAGTAGAGGAGGAGGATTTGAATGGATAAATTAAACATAGATAAGATCAGGGAAAAACCAAGTAAAATAATATCTACCGAAGAATCGTTGAAAGATGTTGAACCTTGCTTAGAGTTAAAAGAATTTATCAACATAAACAAAGAAAAGATTTATCACATTGCCGAAACCAACACCAAACGAAACGAACGAGGTCAAGTTGTTATAACAAGAGAAGAAGCCGAAGAATGAACCCCCTTAATGGGGGCTTTTTTATTTTTACTTGAAAAGTATGTACTGAGTATGGTATAATAAGGTATAATCACTAAAGGGGTGAAAAGCAATGATTTTAAAATTATCTGGCTTAGTAGAAACCGGCGACAGTAGCAGAGTTGGGGTTTTTGATGAATTGGATGGATATATTCATATTGGTGGGAAAGATTTTCTTTCGGAAGTTGCAGAGAAGGAATTCAAAAATCCTGTAACTGTGGCAATCGCAGACGAAAGATTTTCTGGAGATTTGGATTATGATTTTGGGTGGGGTTATTCCGAGTATACTCCAATGGAATCGGATGAAATGAAGGTTGGGACACACGACGTTTTAGAAATATTAAGTAGATATGAAGGCAAAACCGTTACGGTATGGATTGCCGATGAACCGATAAATACGCTGGAGGATTAATATGCCACGAAAAAAACTATTCAACGATGATGACTTAACCAAGATTACAGCGAGGATTTGGAAACGACAAAAGGAACAGATTGAAAAGCATAGACGATTAACCTTAAAGGGGCAAGATGAACAAATTCGTGAAGCCCTAGACCTCTACTTCAAATCAAAGGAGGAAAAATGATGACCTCAAAAGATTTTGACAGAATTGATAATTTACTATCGATTTACTGCAAAAACAAATGCCCGCGTCGGGCAGAATGTTCTGAATGTGGTTATGTAAAAATGATGGATAGATTGAAGAAAGATGTAAAGGAGCCAAAATGAAACAAATTAAAGTTGATTGTTGCGGGAATTGTCCGTTACGCTATGAGTCATTTTTAATGGGATATGGCAAAATTAATAGATGCGGACACCAAGCTATAGAAGGAATGGAATTGAATGATTTATCAATCGTTAATCCCGATTGTCCCCTTGAAGATGCGAAGGAGGATTGAAATGTTACAACCACTCACAAAAGAGGAAAGGAAGGCAATCGCTGCATTAAAGAAAGTTGCAGAAAATTGGCCGGACACATTATGGCTGTTTGTCGGGGAATCATTTGCCGTAATGAAGGTTGATGAAAACGGGGATCAAGCTATGAATAAATATGGCGGCGTAGATCAAGGTTATCTCGTTGATACCGTTTTCGGGTTTAAATATGATGGCGGCGCGTGGTGAAACCAAACCCCTTAACGGGGCTTTTTTTATTGTTGCCGGATTATGTCACATTGTTAAAAGTTTCCCAATTTTTTCTTTGAACTGGAAGGAAATGGAAGGTAAACAAAGAATTAATAGCATATGTAACAAAACAGTTACGAAAGGAGGATTAGAAAGTAGCATTTCAAGCCGTAAAAAGGGGAGGAATGATAATGGAAGAAGCACGGCTTTGTTGGGGTCGGAGGCTTCTTCCACCACTAAAACACCTTGGAAAAGATCCAAAGTGTGATTAGTTTACCGTAATTACTAGTAAATGTCAATAAAATTTTCGGATAAAATTATATAAAAAACAGAATAAAAATTTTTTAGGGGGAAGTTTTATATGATGATATTAGCAGAAGAAACGCCTGCCAAAGCGGGGGTTAAATTTATCTTTTGCGATTATTTACAAAGTAATGAAGTTGTATGTCACCGTACTGGAAAACAATTGAATGCTTTGGTGTCAAACGAGATTAGAAATTTCCCCGAATTATTAGAAACAATCGAAAACGATTTAAATAAAAAGGCCCTTGTCATATGACAAGGGTTTTCTTATATTCAGAAGGTCGGCTTTGGTTGCGTAAAATGCGATAATCTAGTTTGGATTTGAAAGTATGCGCCCCGCCTCCACCATCAAAGTCACAAACTAATGTAGTGTCAATGTTGTCGGGGTTTACAAGGACTTCGGTTACATAGGATTGCACTACATTTTTTATTTCCTCTAGAGTACCTTCTGAAATGGTTTTTTTATCTTTTGAAACCTTTGACTTTACAAAGTCCTTGGTGATAGGCGCCAATTCGCTTTTAACTATACTTTTTAAAGTTTGGGTTAGGATTACCTTCTTTTTTTCCGCTTCGCTTAATTCATCCCTTAAAGCCACCAAATCTAAACCGGCCATAATTGCCTTTACAGCGTTTTTAATTTGGTTCTCGATTTCTTCCAATTCTTTTTTTAGAGTATTAAATTCATCGGCTTGCTGTTTGAATTTTTCTTCTCTAATTTTGTTTAATTGGTTGGTTAAAGTTACTATTCCTCGATCAGAAAACACCTTACTCATTAGATTATCAATTACCATTTTTTCGACATATTCCTTATTAACAGACTTTGCGTCACAAGTTTTAAATCTTTTCCGATTATTGCAGTCGTAAGAATGGTAAATGGTTTTGTTTCGACCGGCTGATTTTCGGTTGCCTATCATCGGAGCGCCGCATTTTCCACATTTAATTAATCCGGTTAAAAGATATGTTTCTTTTGCTTGATTAGCACCGGTTTGTTTTTTTCTTCTTTCCATAATTTTTTTAACCATTGCGAAATCTTCCTTGGTGATTATTACAGGTAAGGAGTCGGGGATTCTGATGATGAGGTCGTCGGATTTGCTACTATGATTATTTCGTTTGCCATTAATAGCTGGAGCGGAACGATTAAAGATATAGGTCCCAGTATATTTTTCATTGGTTAAAATGGAATGTAAAGAAGTATTAGAGAAGGGTCGGTTTTCTTTTGTTTTATAAAACAGAGAATTTATTCGATTAATTATAGCTGAGTAAGTTTTACCGGCAATGTACATTTCAAAAATCATTTTTACCGCTTTTGATTCATGTTCATTAATTACTAATTTTTTGGTTGATGGGTCCACATCATACCCTAATGGCGGTTTGCCACCGGTATGCTTACCGGCCAAAGCGTTCTCTTTCATGCCCTTCATAACTTCCCGCGCGAGATTCAAACTATAAAATTCATTCATCGATTCCAAAAGGCCTTCCAGAAGCTTATCCTCGGGTGAATCGCCAAGCGGTTGGTCGACAGCTATTAATTTAATACCATTCTGAGTTAGCTTCCGCCTATACATTGCAGAATCATAACGATTACGGGCAAATCGGTCCAGTTTATGGATTAATAAATAATCAGTTTCTAAGCCTTTCGCAATGTCGGTGAACATTTGTAGAAAATCGGGACGGTCATCGGTCGTGGCACTTTTAGCTTCATCGATATATTCCCGAGTAATAAAAATGCCGTTTTTAGCGGCATAATCTCTTATTGCCCTTAATTGGGCGGCGATGCTGTTATCGGTTTGATTATCTGATGAATAACGGGCGTAGGCTACAGCCTTTGTCATGATGGCTTATTCTTCCTTTCTAATGCCATATCGATGGCTTTTTCAACGAAATCCAAATCTTCACCAGATAACTGTGCAATTTTAAAATTTAAGTCTAGATGTCTTTTGGAAACGGAAATATATTCTTCTTTTGGTGGAATTTTATTTCCTAAAATTTCATCAATTGATACACCGAAACAAGCAGACAGTTTTAAAAGCTCATCATTTCCAGGACTTGTCCTGTGTACTTCCCAGTTTGCTACACAAGAGCGAGAAAGCTCCAACTTTTTGGCTAGTTCTCCTTGGGTCCAATGATTTTCCTCTCTTAACATCTTGATTTTATCACCTGTTCGCATTGGTAACACCTCTTTCCATAGGTTATTCTACAGTAAAATACTCCAAATTACAACATTAATATTTCAAAATAGCACCAATGGTTTCACAAGTTAAATTTTATAGTTAAATGTTGTGTGAAAGTACATAACGGTGTAATATTAACACGTGAAACAATAAAAACGCAGTTAGATGAGGTGAAATGTTGATTGATGAATTGATTTGTGCCAGGGTGAAAAAAGGATTAACAATAAATGAGGTTGCTACTTTAGCAGGTATAAGTTATGAGGTATATCGAAGAATCGAAAAAGGAATTTCAAAGAACCCGCATGCACAGACGTTATATAAAATATGTGAAGTTTTAGATATTGATTTCGCAATTTTTTTGTCAAAATGGGTCACAAAACAACACACAAAGGAGATTTAATGAAACAATATACGATAACATGTGACCGAAAAACCGGAAAGGTGATTTCTACCACATCAAAAGATGTTAAAACAGTTGTAAATCATAGGCCGCTAGTTGAATTGATCTATAGGTTAATTACGGAAGAAGATAAATAATTATTAGCTTTATAGTTAAATAAAACGAATGATTATTACTGAATGTTTTAATTGGTCCAAACTATTACTGGAGGTATAAAGTGAAAATCCATCATTTAACCATCGAACTCGACCAAGATGAAAGTATTGCAACTGTTTGGATTTTAAATGGCCAAGGTAAAATTATTGGTTCAGTTACACCGACATTTTTAAAAAATTTAGGAATTGAATTGCTAAAAGGGCACCAACTAAAGATTTCTTTAATGGTCTAATTTTTTATTGAAAGGAATATGGCTATGCGTTTATATGAATTAACTCAAAATTATAAAAACCTTTTAGAATTAATTGATGATGAAACTATTCCGCAGGATGAGGTAGTAAAGGCGCTTCACCAAGTGGAAGAAGGAATAATATCAAAAACCCAAGAAATGGCCAAAATGCTTAAAAATATTGATGGAGATATAAATGCCTTTAAAACCGAAGAGAATCGCTTAAAAGCCAAAAGACACGCACTCGAAAACAAGTATGAATATATAAAAGATTATATTGCAAACGAGCTGAAAAAGGTTTGCATCCAAAAGGTTGATGGTGTTGTTTCAGTAAAGTTTTGCAAATCACCGGCCAGCGTTAATATTACCGACATCAAATTGATTCCAAGTGATTATTTGATAACCAAACCAGCCGAACCGGATAAAAAAACAATATTGCAGCAATTGAAAGATGGTGGAACTATTCCTGGAGTTGAATTAGT